TAATATGAATATCATAAGTCTTGAAGAAGCGTGTCGTTTCCTGTGGCGCGAAGAGATAACCGATTGGGGTGAGGAGAATATCACCAACCACATCTACGTGAGTAAAGGTACAGACCTTGTCGGTTACGTACCACGTCGTACTGGAGTTTTCCAGCTCTTTAATACGCCTAAGAAATCTTGGTCTACTAAAGGACGTAAGTTTAAGAAATTAAACAAGAAACAAATTAAGGAAATAATTGAGCAAAACACTTGACATGTTATAGAAACATGTGTTACTATAGCTACATAAATTAATAGTAAGAGATTATTTATTATGACCATTTTATTTGATAGTTTAGTCAGAGAAGTTGATGTTGGTGCGGTTTTAACAAAATTCACCGACATCTCACCGAACAACCAATTCAAGTATGAGAACGGTATCCGTATTCGCGAACGCCGTATCCTTACAGTGCGTGAGTACCTTGCACTGATTCACTTTGGATATGTGATAAAGTCTATTAAGACTAATCGCCCAGATGTGAACAAGGTGACTAAGAAGCAAGGTATCACAGAGACCTTCTTCACGGGTAATGACTTACCTAATCTTGCGGTATCTGTTTACTCAACACCTGACGGTGAACTGCGTTTACAAATACGTGTTACTGACGGTGGTCACCGCAGCCGAACTTTCTCTGAGTTCGTGAGTAACCAGTTCGTGTTGTCTAATCAGGCATACTTTGTCAATGACCACGGTGGTGAGACAACTATCGCTAGTATGACTGCTGAAGAAATTCTGGAGGCGTATCCTGCTGCGTTTAACCGTTGGTTAGAGGAAGAACTGCTATTCACTGTTTATCACAACTCTACACCAAACATGGATGCGATTGAGACGCGTAACCGTAATGCTGGTTCAAACCACTCACGTGCGGAGCATCGCAATACACTAGATGAGAATGTTATCGCAGAGGCGGTTCGTAACACATCGCGCCTAATCGATGAGCAAGACACTGTTCCACATCGATTGTTTCTTGATTCGAAATTCATTGGTTTCGCGCCGGGTCGCTTGAAGTATGACATTGTGACCTCTCGCTTGTTGAAGATGAACATTAACGGTGATGCCGCAGCTGCGTGTGGCGACGATGAGCTTGATGAAATGTTTGAGCAAGGTTCTATTATCGATTCAGGTAAGTATACCGTCCGCGAGAAGCGCGTGTTTGAGAATGCACTCAAGTCGAGTATAAAGATGTTAGATATTATCGCAAGTATTTACGATGAGTATCCATCGACTAAGATCAAGGCTGCAAAGCGTAACGAAGGTAGCTTCACTGCGCTCACCCGATTCTTGATGAGTATTGACACTGCTTTGCGATCAGAGCAAAAAAACTTTGTGGTGAGAGATCCAAAGGCATTCGCCCGTGCGTGGGTTTACATGTTGGAGGAAATCAAGAGCGACAACACCTTGGGTGCGTGGATCAAGGACAGCAGCGATGAGTGGACTATTTCTGCTGCATTCAGTAAGTACTTGGGTGTGCACAATCACTTGAGTAAGACACGATTCACAATCTCTCAGATGATGACACGATTTGCTGGTCGTTACGAAGAGTTCGGTATTGTGGTATTAGATGGTCTCCGTACGTTCAGTGACCAAGATATCCACAATCGTTATGTTGAAGTCAATCGTCAGTGCGAATCTTGTTCAGTTCCTTTAGAGGCAAACGAAGTTCAAGGTGACCACGATATCCCTCACTCTTGGGGAGTCGATGTGGGTGGTGTTACTACTCCCGATAACTTGCGTATATTATGCGGTTCATGTAACAATGAGAAGTCTAACAAGTACACTTTTGATGAGTACCTGTCCTTTCGCGCAGAACGTGAAACGTTACTTGAAGTCGCCGCATAAGTAGATGCATGATACGAGACTTTATTACTGATCACATCGATACTCACGTAACAGACGACACTGTCGGACTACTACTGTCCGGCGGTGTCGATTCTATATCTGTAGGTATCAGCGCACAGGATGCTGGACGCAAGGTCCACGCATACAGTTTCACTCTGGACAATCATGAGTCCTATGACTTTGTCAAGGCACGTGACGTAGCAGATACTATGGGGTGGGAATTCACTCCGGTCATCATACCAACCGCAAACATCAAACAAGACTTCCAACGACTGGTCGAACTAGGTTGTCGTAAAAAGTCTGAGTTCGAGGCAGCCGCATATCCTTTTCTTTATGTTTATGACGCCATGGTCGAAAAGTATTCGGTCACTGGATGGGTCGCAGATGCATACTTTGGTGCGTCTCGTAAAGCAACCCAACGGTACTCTTCTTTTAAAAAGAAGCGTAACTATGTGAAGTGGTGTAAAGAGAGTGGAGACAAACGCGTCAACTGGAATGAGTTCCGTGAAGCGTATCTCAATGGACACTGTGCTGGTATTGCGACCCACAACAAAGTTGCGGAGATGTACGGTAAGATCCATATTGCTCCGTGGGGTGACCAACGAGTCCGTGACTATCTTATGCAGTTCTCATGGCAAGAACTGAACACGCCACACCAGAAGAACATCATACGCGAAGAGTACGAGATCGAAAAACTCTTTGGTAATGTAAAACCTCACATCAATTTACAGTTGGGTTCTCAAATAGACAAACTGTTCGAGTCATTGTTGCTCGATACCCAGATCAACTGGAAACGTCGGAACAGGGTCATGGACCTATGTCGCGATCACTATCAACAAACCTTTGTGTCCGACCTATCTGATTTTATCACTTGACAGACAATGCTATATACTGTATAATGTCTGTTAATAAATGAAGGTATATTATGAGTTATAACCCGTACAATTTACAAGATGTCTATGACGCGGCATCCCAGAAAAAGTTCAAAGTCGTTTCTACGTTCGCGGGGGGCGGTGGATCTTCTACAGGTTACCGCCTTGCGGGTGCGGACATTCTCGCCATCAATGAGTTTGTAGAAGAGGCACGAGTCACCTACAAAGAAAACTATCCCGACACACCTATCGTCCCGAACGACATCAAAGAACTAACAGGTCAAGACTTTCTGGACCTTGTTGGTCTTGAGAAGGGTGAGTTGGATATCCTCGACGGTTCGCCTCCATGCTCTGCATTCTCTGTCGCGGGTAAACTGTCTCATTCATCTGACGGTAAACACTCTGACGGGTGGGGACAGACTAAGTCCTACAGCGATGGTAAGATTGTAGAGAACATCGAAGATCTGTTCTTTGAGTTCCTACGTGTGGCAAACGAGATTCAACCCAAAGTCATCGTTGCAGAGAATGTTAAAGGTCTCACGATCGGTGAGGCAAAAGAGTACTACAATCGTATCCTCAATGAGTTCGAGAACATTGGGTATGAAGTGGTATCCGAAGTCATGGACTCTCGCTACTATGGTGTATCCCAGACGCGTAGTCGTGTCATCTTTATTGCAGTACGCCAAGACGTTGCGGATGAAGTGGGACTAAACTTCTTGACCATGAATCACTTGTTTCCAGAACCAGCAAGAACCGCCATACCACTCAAGGATGCTTTAGTCGATCTGGAGTATGACGAAGAAGAAGTTAAGTATCTGACGGAGAAGTTTGAGAGAACCGCGTACTGGAAAGACACTGGATCTCTAATGCCAACGTTCCCCGATAAAGTTTTGACTGGTGGTGATTATCATCCCAAGGGTCATCACTTCAACCTCAAGCGTGTGTCTCTAGAGGCGCCTGCACCTACATTGACTGCAATGGGTAACGGGGATACAACCGCTGGTGCATTTCATTGGTCTGAGTCTCGCAAGTTGACACTAGGGGAATTAAAGCGTATAATGTCACTTCCCGATGACTTTAAACTGACGGGTAAATGGAATCAGAAGGCAGAGCGTATCGGTCGTATGGTTCCACCATTGATGATGAAACAGATTGCTGAGTCAGTCTATGAGAACGTATTGAAGGTGTACAATGAAAGATAGAGAGAGTTATAACAAACCAGACTTTAGTTTTGCCCACCGTGAGGAAGGATTCGATAATCACATCGAGAACTCTATTCGCGGGTACAGCAATCTACATCACGATGTCATAAAGTTATCCGAATACTTTGTCGAGGATCTAACTGACGTTGTCGACATCGGTTGTTCGACGGGCAAGACCATCTATGAGATGATGAAACAGAACAATCGATTCGCACCTCTGGCGCACTACTCAGGTATCGAGTATGCGGAAGGATTTGTTGACAACATGAACTCTCGCCACAAGCAGATTGATAATGAGGGTCTGGGTGATGTAGACTTCCATAATATGGATGTGCGTAACGCAACGTTCGCTAACTGTTCTCTCGTCACCTCTCTATTCACTCTACAGTTCATGCCACCACGTTCGCGACGTGACTTAGTGAAGAAGATATATGCTGGTTTAAACACAGGTGGTGCATTCATATTTGCAGAGAAGACTATGGCGAGAGATGCTCGTCTCCAAGAAATCATGACGTTTCAGTTCTATGATCACAAGTCTAAAAACTTCGAAGCAGAAGACTTGTTATCTAAGGAACGTGAACTCCGTTCTATGATGAAGTGTTCAACTTGGAATGATCTACATTCACTCTGCATGACTGCGGGATTCTGTGCCACCAAGATTCAACCCTTCTGGCAGAACCATCTCTTTGTGGGTGCCATCGCCATAAAATAATTTAAATAATTTAGCATAATGCCTTGACATGTTGTAGAAACATGTGGTACAATAGCTACATAAAGTCGAGTTGAGAGAGGTTTTTATGGGTTATCGAGTTTTAAACATCACTCCAGAGTTTCGCGCTCAGTACGTTGAACGTGAAGGTCTTGAAGGTCCATTCTTTTATGATGGTCAACGTGCTTTGTATTATGATGCACGTGAAGGTGCCTACCTTAATCCTACCACTGACATGTACTTGACTTACGATGAGTATCAAGAGGAGTATGCGTAATGAGTCAGTTAACTGAGTTTGTTTTTGGTCAAGTTGTGATTTGGGGTTTCATTTATTCTGGAATGATGCTCGCGGCTGGTCACCCAGTCGAACCCTACGTCTACTAAGGAATTTATTATGAGTAATACTTTTGATCGAATCTTTGCAGAGTTGGTACCTAACGAAGGCAAGTGTGACACTGTCGCTGGTGAGATGATCCGCTCGGCCGGTCGTCTGCAATACGACTTCTACAACAACGGTATGGGTAACAATACGTCCGGTGCCCTAAAGTTCCTACGCGAGAAAAGCGCGATCGATAAGGAGTTGTTTGAGTGCGTCCTACCCTACACGACGGGTCGACTCTATGAAGGTAAGTATGAGAACGACTTTTTCCATGTTGCCATAGATCGCATTGTGGAGATGACCACCAAGATGGTCACTTTCAATCCTCAGTTGATGGTGATGGAAAACGCCGAAGACATGTTCGACTACTCCGATGAAGATCTCGATGAGACATGTCAAGAGTGTTCGGGTTATGGGTATGACGATTACGAGGACGAAGACTGCTACATGTGTGGCGGTACTGGAATAACTTAATATAGGAAACTGTTATGATTAAATTTCTAAACTTTGTAGTTACAAGTTGGCGGTCCATCATGGATCTCCGTTTCAATCCACTTAGGTTCATCAATGAACCTGTTCTGCAATCTTACCTCATGATAGTGTTGTTTACTATGTGGAGTGCGTTCTTCGGTCTTATTGCCATGTTTTACTTCGGATGGTTTGGTTACAGTATTCCGGTGAGCATCATTGTCCACATGTCAATACTTGTACCCGTGGTCATAACCAATGGCGTGTTCTTGGATGCGGAAAGAACTAACGCTCCATGGCTAGAAGACTTTAAACGACGTGAATCCCTCATTGCGTACATGCGCGGTAAGCCAGTCGTTAAGTGGGACATTGATAAAGAAGCATAGTTTTAAAGGGGAGACCGTCTTTCGAAGATTCCGACTGATAGGTACGTGGACGACTCCCCTCTTTTTTTCGTCCCTTATACGAAAAAGTTATATCCTTATGCCAAAAAGTTCTAAAAATAAGCCATTTATTTTGGCTAATGCCCTTGCGTTTTATCTCTTAATATGCTATAATAGCTACATAAATTAATGAAGAGAGATTTGATTATGACTAATGAGAACTGGACAGACAACACAGAAACCAACGAAGACGCTACCTTCCTAACACAGGAAGAGTACGATGTCGCCATGACAGTTATCCCAGTAGACATCAAAGACGTTAAAACTTTCCGTGCCGGTTTCGAACTGGTCGAGTATGAGGCAGGTACCGATCCTTTAGACGGTTTTTGTTTGATGGGTTTCGACGAAGTCGGAATGTTTTGTAAGAACCCTCGCTATGCATTTATAGGAGAAGCCGCATGAATTTAATCGGTCAGAAAGTCGAAGGTAACTGGGGTGCCATGTACCCCATCGCACACGGTCTAATCGATCGTCAAGTTGGTCGCGACAGTGTCGAAATAAAATGGGAAGACGGTTACCGTGAAGAGGTTCGAGTTGATGATATTCATGAGATCGGATACCGTAGTCCTAACGGTTCACCCATTGGTATATTTTTTGGAGAAGTAGCATGATAGATTATATTTCTTGTACTGAAGACGGTTCTGAGATTCGTCTTTACGATGAACACGAGATGCGCCCTGTGTGCGAATCGAACAACGTTGCTGAGTTGGTCAATGCATATTTGAAGTATGGTATTGCTCCTCAAGTGATGGGTTCCTCAGATTGGTTCGAGGCACCGTTTGCGTCTGCTCGCGAGTACACCATGAAGAAAGTCTACAAACTAATCTAGGGAGAGACAATGCCTAAGATCGTTAAACTGAATTATGACCGAAAGGTCCGGTACCTTTACGACAAGGACACCGAAGAGTGCAACCGACTCGCTAATGAAATCATGGACCACTACGGTCAGTTCTTAGAAACTCCACACGGGTGGTGGATGGAAGATATCACTCGTTTCCAAAAGGAGTTGAGAAACTGCGGTCTTTCTGTTAATGAGTTCCTTCGAAAAGAATTTGTGATGCCGAAGAAAACTGCGGTCAAACCCAAAAGGAAGCCGCGTAAAACTGTCGCAGCCAAAAAACCTGCCGTGACCAAAAAGAAAACTCCGGTCAAGAAAAAGACGCCTTCTAAGAGAAAAAAGGTCACATAGGCCCTTGACTCTAATACTCACTGTGGTATAATAGCTACATAAAGTCAAAGAAGGAAGAGAAATGAAGATCAGATGCATTGGATTAACGATTACCACTAATCAAGAGATAGTTAGAGACTTCGAAATCTTAACGTCTAATGAAGATGAGATGGTGACTACATGTGGCCACGTTATAGACATGTGGTCGGGTGATAAAAGTGTAACTTCCTCGAAGGGAAGACGCATAATGCACACAATGTCCTTTGATATAATTTAGAGAGAGATTTATGGGTTATCGAGTTTGGCATGAAAAATACCGTCACTACTACACTGATGCTATCAAAGTGATGGATGAAGAAATCGCATACAAGTATTATCAGTATGTAGTTCGAAAGAATGCTCATGGATGGAAAGATTCTGAGAGGAGCAAGACTTATAATGCAGAATGGAAATTCGAAGCCAACTACCCTCACGTAACAAAAGAACTCACATTGAAAGAATGTCAGTCGTTTGCAAAACGTGTACTAAAATCTAAATTGTGGGAGAATTTCAATCATAAAAATGATCCAGCGATTGGACTGAGATCTGCATGTAAGACTATCCAGATCGAACAGATGAGATCAAACTCTTTGTCAGGTGTCTGTTATGGTGATCTCATTCGATTGAGTGATAGTGGCATGAACAAGTATGTTGTCTTACATGAACTCGCACATGCTGCTGGGTTCAGTAAACATGACTATCGATTCCGTGAGTGTCTGATTCGATTGGTCTCAAGATTTCTAGGTCGAGAGGAAGCTAAGGCATTGAAGAAATGTTTCCGTGAAAAAAAGTTACGAGTTTCCAGACCTATCATCAAATCACCTGAAGCATGGTTGAAAGCAGTTGACCGTGCCCCTATAAAAATTGTCGCATAAGGAGTTAATATGAAAGGTTTGTCTGAAACTGTTTTTAGTCTTGTTGCTGTATCCCTTGCCCTTGTTTATTGTACTGCTGTTATTGATATGCCCGATGTTCATGTTAGCAATATGACTGGAGAGTGTGTCAAGGTTATCAACTATGCTGAGAACGATAGCTACACGTGTGAAGTTCTTCCTACGAAATACAACCATGTGTGGGTGAAGTAATGGAACTGGTTTACGACATAATCGGTTTTGGTTTGTTTGGGTTCCTCGCTTTGCTGTTATACGTCAACCTACACATGGAAGAAGAGAAAGAACTGGGAGAGCGCATACCATTGATGTGGGAAGAGGGTGGTTGGTTAAGAACTTTTTGGAATACCCTTATATCAAATCGGTCTAAGAAATAGCTAAAAAAGTGTTGACTATTATTCAGAATTTGTTATAATAGCTACATAAATTAATGAGAGAGAAATTTGTTATGGCATATGTAAGTCAAGAAGATAAAAAGAAATTAACCCCCGCGATCAAAGCGGTCCTCAAGAAGTACAACATGAAAGGCACTCTTGCCATTCGTCATCACAGCAGTTTGGTGTGTAACATTAAGAGTGGTGCTCTCGATATCATCGGAGCGTTACCTGTCAGTGAGTACGGTCCTCGTGACTACGTTCAGGTCAATCCGTACTGGATTGCTGAAAACTACGACAACGAAGAAGTTGTTGCGTTCTTAACTGAGTTAAAGGCTGCTATGGAAGGGCCTGACTTCTTCTGTGAAGACGACAGCGCGACTGACTACTTCTTCAGAAGTCACTACATCGACATCAACGTCGGGCAGTTCAACAAACCTTATCAGTTGGTGGCATAATATGACTTTTAGACGTTGGTGTAATCTAATGTGGTTCGAGCACTGTGATGAGGTTGAACTCTACACAGGTAAACGTCCAGACTACAAGGCAAAGGATTACTTTGCAAAATACAAGTGGTTTCTGAAACGTGAATATTTACATGCAATTGCTAAAAAAAATTAAGCAAAGCCCTTGACAAATGTTTCAAAAACAGGTACAATGGCTACATAAACTAATGAAGAGAGAGATTTAAATTATGTTCTACGCAAAACCCAAAATGTCAAACAATCACCATGCACAGACTTTCGACACTGTCGAAGCTGCTGTTCATTTCCTTAACAACTACAACGAGTTAGGTCCAGACTTCGTTCAAGAAGGTTACTCTAACGACGTTTCTAAATTGCAAGCAGAAGACTTCTGGTTGGTCGGTAAGTTGGTCGGTCCAGTTGGTACTGAGTTCAAAAACAATAAAGTTGTTAAGGCTAAGTCATGAGTAATGTAGCGTGGTTCGCCACTGGCGAGATTGGTGAGGCGGTTCGTGATGTCATAGATTCTTTTCTTGATGATGTTATCGACTCTAACACCGCAATAGAAACATTGTCTGCTATAGGTCTTAACAACGATGAGATGATGAGTCTCATCGAACAAGAACTAGAGTTTCAACAAGCAACCTTTCACTAGGAATACTGATATGGGTATAATTGCAAACATTTATCGAGCAGATAACCGCGACTCTTCTGCTGGTGGTATGAGTTCACGATTCACTGAAGTGACTATAGTGAACGTCGAAGGTCCTTTCGAACCAACCGTGGGTCGCCCTGCGGTTGAGTTGGTCGATGGTTACGCTCGCGGCACCTGTTTCGTACGTCCAACCTATCTATGTGAAGAACGTCCGATGATGGGTGGTACGTTCGTCGCTACTTCTGACAGTCGTTTTAGAAACAAAGTTCGTGAGATTACTGGAGCTGAGTTCTCCGGTGCGGTTCCTTTCCATGATCGAGTGGAGTTTTAATGTTACGACATAACGATAGCTGTACCGAACTGCTCACCATTCTGCAAGAAGAATGTGCCGAGGTCATTCAAAGAGTGTCGAAGGTAAAGCGGTTCGGTCAGGATCAACACAACCTGTCTCTACTTGCTAAAGAGGTCGGCGACCTTGTTTGCATGATTGAGTTGTTACAACAATGGGAAGTAGTGTCGTACACTGCTGTTGAGGAGGCGAGAACAGAAAAGTTGTTCAAACTTCGTGTCTGGTCTACTCTGTTCGATTACGACAGCGATGACAACTATGATGCTGGTATTAGGTCGGATAACTAATATGAAGTATGCGGTCAATGTTGATATTTCTGAGTCCCCTAGTTATGAGATGTCCACCTATGTTCACAAGGTGGCAGAGTTCCTAGGGATATCTAATCTACCCGGCTATGTTGAACTTGAGTTTGTAGAAGAGCTAGGTACGTTCGCTGGACTAGTTGACGGCGATGAGGATCAAGTTGATATCTCTATCGCTGAGTACTTCGAAGGCAAACGGGTCGATGAGAAACAAATGAAAATCAACATTGCCCATGAGATGATTCATGCAGTACAGATACTAAGTGGTCGATTGATTCATACTGGACTAACTCTGAATGAAGGTGTGATGTCTTATAAATGGATATTCGATGGTCAAGAGTATGAGAATATGAAGTACTGTGATCAGCCATGGGAAAACGAGGCATATGACAATGAAGAAGAAATCTACCAAGCGGTCGAATCCGGTCGCGAAGTATGCGGGGCGATTCAATCGCGCCTCTACCCACGTCGACCGTAAGAAGGAGTCGAAGAAACGCGGTCAGTTAACCAAAGATGAACTGTATCCAAATAATGGATTCTAGCCACTTGACAACCCCCTACATATAAGGTATAATTATGGCAGTAAGTAAAGAAGTACGTTACGCAATGGTTCGTGCGGCAGCACTCAAGATCCAGAAGCGTAGTAAGGTTCGCAAGTCAAACCAACGTCTAGCGAACGAAGTAGTAGGTCTTGATCGTCAAGACTATAAATCCGATGTACGCTGGGGAGATGAAGATAAGTTCGTTAACAATCTCTTCTCCGATGTCCGTCAATCAACCCACAACGAGGAATGGAATTAATGTCCACACCAATGCCTGAGAACCTAATTGATTTAGGTCAATATACCCGTAACGATGTAGAGCTCATCTCACGTGAGTTTTTGCGTTGCGTTTATCTAGATACTCTAGAATCTTTTGGTAAAGATTATGCGAGTCTAGATGAAGAGGATGAGACGCGTAAGAACGTTCTCGCTACACTTGAAGCATTCGAACACACCATTGCGGTACTAGATGGTAGCGAAGAGTTTCTTGAAGCAGTACACTCAGAGGCGTCTGAAGAAGAAGCAACAGCGGAGGACGCTGAATTTGAACGATTCTAAGGAGGAGTCAATGTTTAATTATGATAGTATCGTTAGTCAACTACGGGACAATGTCCTTCAGGTGACTTTTAGTAAAGTCAATGGTGAGGAACGCGTTATGCCTTGTACTCTCCAAACTGACTATATGCCTGAATTGTCTGAATCCAAAGTTGCAGTAGTGGACGACTTCTCAGTTAACAAATCTGTGATTCGCGCATTCGCAATCGACAAGCAATCATGGCGGTCATTCCGCGTTGATAATGTCAGAGCGATTGAGGTAATCAATGGATGAGAAAACTGAAGAGAAGTTCCTAACCAAGAAATCATTCTCTGCGATGATCGAAAGTTTCGTATTTCAAAACAGAATGTCGTACATGGATTCCATTGTACATCTCTGTGAGAAGAACGGATTAGAGCTGGAAGACATCAAGAAGTACTTGTCTCCAACTATCGTCGAACATCTTGAGAGTGAAGCACGTCAGTTGAATTTTCTGCCAAAGCAGAACACACTAGACGTATAAATAGTTATGCCCTTATGGGTAATCTCATACATTGTTTATATTTAAGTTTATATTTAAGGAAATATTATGTCTTTTGCAAATCTAAAGTCCAAGTCTATGGACATCTCTAAGCTTGTCACCGCTGCTACCGAAGCATCCGGTCAAGCATCTAACACCAACAAATACCAAGACGATCGCAAGTGGAAACCTACCGTTGATGAACAAGGTAATGGTTACGCCGTGATTCGTTTTCTTCCTGCTACTGAAGGTCAAGACCTACCGTGGGTTCGCTACTGGGATCACGCATTCAAGGGTCCAACCGGACAGTGGTACATCGAGCGTTCACTAACGACCCTAGGTCAGAACGATCCATTAGGTGAGTTGAACTCACGTCTGTGGAACTCAGGCATCGAAGAAGACAAAGAAACTGCACGTCGCCAGAAGCGTCGTCTACACTACGTTACTAACATTCAAGTTATTAACGACCCTGCAAACCCTGCCAACAATGGCAAGTCATTCATCTACGAGTTCGGTAAGAAGATCTTTGATAAGATCATGGACCAGATGCAACCAGAATTCCCAGGCGAGACTCCGGTCAATCCTTTTGATTTCTGGGGCGGTGCGGACTTCGAACTGAAGATTCGTAACGTTGCGGGATACCGTAACTATGATAAGTCAGACTTTAAGTCACCTTCTCAGTTCTTGGGTGCTGATGAGACTCAACTTGAAGCAGTGTACAATACACTGTATGACTTGAACGAATTCATAGTACCAGACTATCCGAATGCACACGATGCAAAGTGGTTCAAGTCTTACGATGAGTTGAAGCAGAAGTTAGAGACAGTACTAGGTCTTGCGACTGGTGCCGGTTCAACTTTGAAGAACGAAGCACTTGCAAGTGCGGAAGAGGCTCCACCGTGGGACACTTCTTCTGAACCTACTATTGTTGCAGCTGCTCCTGCTCCGGTTGCTGCTGTCGCAGCTGCGGATGACACACTATCATACTTCGCGCAGATGGCTGCCGAAGAGTAAGATATATTACAGTTGATAGATTTGGGGGGACTTCGGTCCCCCTTTTTTTATGAGGCTCTGGTGCCTGATAGTGGGTCGTAACTATCGTATGACATGACTGCACCTGATACTAGACTTGTGTTACTACTTGTATTGGAAACATTAGATGACGATGGAGCAACTACGGTTGTCCCGCCACCACCCAGTCCAGCGAGTGCCTGTGATTGTGTAGTACCGTCTTTAATCTGCGCACCAGTTGCGGTTGGCATCTTCATTGCAGGCGGTGCACCAGTTACACCACTACTACCACCAACAGCAGTAGCAGCACCGCCACCACCCATTGTAGTAATTTCTTTCATGGTGTCTATTAGTTCACCGCCACCACCTATCATCCACTCTGCAATGTTTTTCGCTAAGTAATCCCCTGAGAAACCACCCAGTATACCACCGACTAATCCGCCAGCAACAGTACCGAAGGGTCCCCCGACAGTAGTACCTAGTGTTGCTCCTGCAAGTGCACCAAGAGTACCACCACCGATACCACCCAATGCTCCAGCGATTTCTGCTGCTTTTTCTGAGGCAGACAAGTCATCGTTTGCTAATACTAATCCAATGGTACCGACAGATGCAAGTTGACCTACTATAGGTAATTTCATGAACTTACCAAAGTTCTTGTATTTCGCCATTGCGGCTGCCAAACCTTTTGCTTGACCCGAAGTAGGCGCCTTAACACTTTTCAATGCATCATCCATCTTATCAGCGGACATGAACTTTCCGTTCTGTTTCATTCCACCCTTGTCTACAGTAATTCCCTTATCTGCAAGTGCTTTTAATTTCTTTTTACTCAGGTTAGATGCAGTCTTATTGTTCGCGGTTATTCTTTCCTGTTTAGTCATAGATGATGCTGGGTTGGTAGGCGTAGGAGGTTTCCCTGCATTCAGTTTCTTGTTCAATTTCAAGTTCGCTGCATTAGCAATACCACCGACCGCTGCAAAACCAGTTACGTTTTCAGCCATACCTTGAACGTCACCCTTGAGTAATGAATTAACTCCACTTAGTATTTCATGACTACCGTCCGCAAGTGTTTTGTAAACATCTGACAAAGATGGTAATGCTATATTCAATCCAGCGAGTGCATCCTTTACTTCTTTTCCTCTCTGTCCTAAAGTATCTCCAATTTCCCCTAACATTTCTATGTTTTCTGGAGTAGCAAACGCTCCCGCGACTGCACCCAGTACTGCGAATCTCTTTCCGAACAATGCACCTATACCACCGAACTTAGCAGCATTCGCGGCTGCGGCACCTAGTTCATTATCCCCAGTCATTTCTGCGACAGCAGTACCTAGAGTTTCGGACATCATCTGAGTAAGACCGAAGATACCTGCTTTAGCAAGACCCCCACTCAGTCTACCCAAACCTAATGCAGCACCTATTCCAGCAAACATGCCTCCAGCACCACCACCGCCTCCGCCACCAGAACCACCGGATCCGGTTCGACCACCACCAGAACCACCACCCCCAGATGCCGCGGCGTTATCTCGTTCGCGTTCTAGGTCTTCTAGTCTTGCCTGTTCTTGTGCAACAAACCATTTAGAGAAAGATGCATCAATACTACTGATACCATCATTGATGTTGACCAGTTGCGTGTTTTGTGATCTTAAAGTATCTGCTAGTGTTGAAAGTGCCATGGTTTAACCTTGTTGTTGTTTTGCTCTCTCGTTTTTTTCTTTAATATCATCGATTAACATACTCAAGTAAATCTCTCTCTCCCAAGGCAACATACTTTCCACTTCATCTAATGAGTAACTGTAATTGTTCATTAGTTGGAAGTTAACTTGATAGTAGTTTGCCAAGTTATCATGGGAGAGATTTATTAAAAAAAATCATCCATTCCTTTTAGTATACGATCGTTGTGATGACCGCAATGGTCACATACAAAGTCCGCTTCTTGTTTTATTGTCGGTATTCCGTTCACAAACTCTGTCACCTTTTCAAACTGTTCGGCTGACATAGATTCTACAAAGTTGACTAGTTCTTCTCGTGGTTCATCCTTTGTAGAGAACTTCTCTTCTAAGGTGTTGATTGATGCTATACAAGTCATCACCATTTCCAAAATAGTCTCAGTCAAAGAAGTATCTTGAAACAACTTATCATTGTCCATAAAGTCCGCATAGGTCGGGTATCTCATCTGTACAGAAATATCGTCTGTCAACTCAATAAGCTTATTATCAACCACTTCTCCCTGTAGCATAATCCTTTCTAGTTCTATCGGTACTTCGGAACCTTGATTACATTCTTCACATGGAATAATCAGTGTTGCAGTTTCCCCGACAGACTTTGCACGTATCTTAGTGAACATATAGTCCACATCGAAAATAGTCAAGTCCTTCATTGTCTCTTCTACACAGGACTCAATAGTTCTCACAATGGCTCGCATCATGTCGCGCCTCTCTTGTGTCTCTATTGCAATCAATAGATTCTTTTGTTCCTTCACTAGGAAGGGTCTGAAAGTAACTAGTTGTCCTGTAGATGGTACGTTTAATTCATATGTTGGTGATGCGTTTAACTTAGGTAATGCCATTATGTAATCCTATAATTTAAAATATTGAACCCAAACTCAGTTTAAATTCTCCTAATCCTCGTTCATCTTTGATGACTCTCCAATTGGTATAGGAGAATGTTACACTAACTTCTACCAACCCGTCCGCTTCATTGGTCAGTTCGATGCTAGTAATTGTTGTTGGAAATGCGTCTATCAACTCTACGCTGTAAATAGATGCTCCCAATAGGTCGAAGTCTATACTGAAAGGTCCTATATCGAACCCGACTCTTGCTATAGGTTTTCTCAGTTGATGTATCTTTATCGGAGCAACGTAATCGTCTTTGTATCCAACAGTACCCTTGGGTAGAGGAGTTGGTTTAGGAGGTTTAGGTTCTCCCTCTTCCTCTTCGGCTGGTTCTTCTTTAGGTACAGTGTACTCACCTACCATAGCAGAACGCCATGAGTCGAAATACTTTTTTACACCATAGTCGTTCAATGCATAGAAGGTCATTGTGACATCGTCTACTATGAACCCGTTAACTATCTTCTCATTAAAGATACCCATCTGTCGATCTAAGGTAGCAATCTGTTTACCAGGCATCGATACACTTTTGCACAATAGGTTAGCAGTACTACTCGACATTCCTTTGAGTTTAGTCACAACACCACCAAGGTCTGAATTTCCTACCTCTGAGGGCATTTCTACAGAATACTGGTTGGACATCGCCATACCATTCTTAGATATAAGTTTGCTTTTTAAATCTTCTATTCCCGCCATCGATTAATCGCCTATCATTTTCTTGGAGTCGTAGTATACTTTCTTAGAGTTTGCCTTACGGAAGTCTGCGGTCGGTAAGAAGGTAGCAATCTCCCATTCCGGTGCCGGTACCATAGAAAACTTACTCTGCACGTGTTCGTTCAGGTAGTGCTTGAAACATGGTTGAAAGTACTTCAACTTACTTGACTTGACCAACAACTCATACGACATCTTGAATCGTGTAGAGTCGTTGAATTTAGTATTCGATGTAATGTCCATCAATGCGTCCAGCATCTTAGCACGTAGGATAGGAGGTAGATAATGTAGGTTCAACCCATAGAACCCACCTTCTGCTGGACCCACTACAATGACCAATGGAAATGTATCATAGTACGGTAGCGTATCCTTATGTTTAGGATCGTAGAAGAACATGTACATACCACCGACGATCTCTTTACTCGTTTGCTTCAACGGGTCTTCTTTCATCAATGATTCACGTTTGATACTACGCATGTTCTTGATCTTTTTACGAAACCAATCACGGGACTCTTTCGTGCGCGGTGTAATACCGGCACGGAACGCTTGTAGTTCTAATCTTTGGAATATGTTAGACATCGAAGTATCCGTTAAAATTCTTACTTCTATTTATACGTTATTTTGTTGACTAGTCAACTCTTTATTTGTTGATTAATCAACGGCTCTTCTTTTTACTACGAAAGGGGGGTAATTTCTTTAACGGTTTCTTGGTACGCATACGTTGGGTAGACTTGGGCATGATACCCATAGCGGTGAGTTCGTTCTCTGTCCAGATCTCAAAGTGGTACCCTCTATCCTTCGCATATTCGGATGCTGCCTTCCACTTGGATTGGTTCTTGATGTAGGTCATACCCTCATTCAATAGAGTGTGACGGGACTTTCCCTGCTTGCGTTCAGGACGTAGGGTCTGCTTGTGGGGTTTGACCTCGACCAGTACAACACGTCCAGACTTGTACTTGATGACGAAGTCCATGAAGTATCGATGTGGCTTCTTATCAGTCTCACAGATGTAAGGGATGACCAACTCTTCGGACATCCATTGTACCACGTCCAGACTGTCGTCACACCATTTCATAACATGTCGTTCCCAACCCGAACGGTAGACGACATTGTCTACATCCCCAGCATACTTGGCTGGGTTCTTTGGTTTGTACCGTCCTTTATATGTCTTCACGTTTTAATAACACCATGTGGTTGACCCTGTCACTAGAAGGATAAGCGAAATCATGTACTTTCTTGTAAGGAAAGTCTGGTTTGGACAGGTAATGATGTATCAATCTCTTGGGGTTCGGCGACTCTACTCTTTCGTCCATCGATAGACTACTGACGTAATCATCAAATAGAATGTACTCGACCCTTGCTTCGTTGCATAGGTTCAAGTCCTTTGACATACCTTCGATGCTATGGTCACCATCAACGAACACCATATCGTATAGGTCGAGGGTACGTGGTTCCAAATCGTGAGAACTCATGTGACTGAACACGAACCTATCAGGATACATTTCTTTGAGCTTATTAGCATTCACCAAGGTGTACTCGTGTTGCCCTATGTCTACCGAATGATACTTGACATTGGTATCTACATTTAGAAACGTGAATGCGCTGTGTCCATAATTGAACCCTATTTCCAACACGTTTCTAGAACGTGTCATCTTCAATATGATATGGATGATTCTACAACTAGTAGCGTCAGGCAATACGTGCCCTTCATCATATGACCAACCTTCGGTCAGGAACTTACTGTCGTCTACTAGATTCATTTTATATCTTCATCGTTTCTGTATAAATAGTATCAAAGTATTTATAAACATAGGTTACAGACCATGGCAGATGAAGAAAACACAATAAGTGACCCAGCGACTCCGGCAGAGCAGATATCTACTATCAAAACGTCTAAGACCGATTCTAAGGCGTCCGACGATGGTACTGCACACAAACCTTTGGTGTATCCTATATCCGATACTAACAGATATGGAGCAAAGGTTACTTTTGTCCCTCAGTTGATCACAGGTCCTAAGCTGGACGGAAGTCAATCATTAGGAGATGTTCTCAAAGCTTTTGGAAAGGGCGTGGTGTCCATTACCAAAGGCGAGGACGTTGCACCGAAGAAAGATGCTCCGACAGAAAACACTGGAGAGAATGAAGACTCTGGTACAAAGGAAACCGATCCACCTACTGCTGATGGTGATAATAAACCTCTTACTATATCGCCTGGTGTTAATATGCCATTAACTACCAAGAAGATATCGGTCTATCTACCTATTTCATTCGGATCCACGGACACCCTTACTTATGATAGTCCTAGTCTAGGTTCGGCAGGTGCACTCTTGGGTAGCGCACTAGAGGGTGCGAATGGTGGTGCAGGGGATATACTTGGTAATGCACTTGGAGACTTTATTGACCTATTCAAGGGTACTAGTCAGACAGGAGCAAACAGTTTAGGAAAACTAGGTCTTGCTAAACTAGCAAAACGTGGACCTACCGAAGTAGGGGACGGAGCAGCTGCGGCATTACGTGTAACCGCTGACCCTAACATTCGTACCTTATTCCGTGGTGTTGCGGTACGACAGTTTGCCTTCCAATTCAAGTTCATTGCAAAGAACTCTAAAGAGGCAGCAGAGATACGTGCAATCATCAAACGATTTCGATTCTATGCTTATCCGGAGTCTATCAACTTTAAGGGTGATGATAGTGGCGCTGATATCAGTGTTGGATTCAAGTATCCACACCCATTCATTATCAAAACAGAATATGTTGATGAAAACGGAAGCTCCTTCGCTATAGGACCTAAGATAAAGTCGTGTTACCTAACTAGTATTACTACCAACTTCAACCCATCGTCTATGGCATTCCATCGTGATGGCGAACCTGTCGAAATCGACCTCTCATTGAACTTCACTGAAGAGACCACATTGAACAAGCAAGATATTTTTGAGGGTTACTAATGGCATATTTTAAATCATTTCCTAAGATCAACTATAACTTTAATGGTGAGTCCGCTGTAGCAGTCAACCTAACAGCATACGCAGAAGTGATGGATGAGGTTAGACTGTCAACATCGTTCTACCAAGACTATTATATAGCAAATGGTGAACGTGCTGATAACGTTGCATTCTCCCTGTACAATGATCCTCAGTTACATTGGGTGTTGTACCTAATGAACCCTAAGTTAAGGGAACAGGGGTGGCCAGTGTCCCAAAAGGATTTAGTGAAGATTGCCAAGAAGAACCATCCTAATACTACTCTAGTCCTTCGTGCTGATATGACCAGTCGCCTCAATGTAGGAACGGTTATCAGGGGGTTCACTAGTGAGGCGGTGGGTACAATCGTATACAAGGATTTGGACTTAGGACAACTGACGGTAGAGACAGACGGCACCTTTGCGGTAGGAGAGTTGATAGAGGACGTTGATAAAGGTTTGGTGTTTCCGGACTTCACGGTCGATGCAGTTGTTGCAGAACATCTCTCAGCACATCACTATACAAAAAACGGTGAACGTGTGGACATCAACCCATACGAACCTATACCTCAAGACGTTATCAAAACAACCTTCTTGGAAGAATATGAAAAAACGAATGATTCTTTAAAGCAAATTCGAGTAGTCAAACCAGATTCAATTAATACTGTGGTCAGTGCATTCATGAAAGCGATTAAATCATAATGACTTCCGTAACTACAGATGCCGCTGAATCAGTATCGATACAGTCCGTCACGATACAGTCCGAAAAAATCGGTGACCGGATTATCAATATCACTGCTAACGTCAGTAACATAGACATCTATGAACACATCGATAAACCTTATCTAACCGCTGCGATTACTTTCGCAGATGATAAGGATGTCATGGCGAGTGCTAACATCGGTGGGGGTGAGAAGGTAGAGGTAGTATTACAGAGCACACGAGATGAAAGTGAACCTGTTTCCAAAACATTCTACCTAGACACCGTCATAGCATCGACCAAGCTAAATGACAATTCTGAGTTCTTTGTGTTGCACCTGATAGAAGACATCGGATTTATATCCAGTCTGATAAACGTCAATAAGTCATACTCCGATAACCCATCCGAAATCCTTAAAGGCATCTCTTCAAGTTTTCTGGGTAAAGAGTTACTTTCTACTGATAACACACAGAAGAAGATGAAGTTGATTGTACCTAACCTAACACCAATCGAAGCCATGTGTTGGATTAAGAACATGTCGTGTACCACAGAAGGGTACCCGTTTTACCTTCTATCTACCCTAGTAAACGATGAACTAATGTTCGTCGACCTAAAGACACTTATATCAGCACCCGTCATTAATGCAGATATGCCATACTCATATGGTGAAGCACTTATGTCCACTGGTAATCCATTGATGCCTTCACACCGGAGAGTTATCAAGGGATACAAATTCTCTGATACAGATAACCTACTATCTCTTATAAAGAAAGGGTTAGTTGGTGCAGAGTACAATTACTTGAACCCTACCAAGAAGGATGACGAAGAACTCAAGAACCATTATGTATTTGATGTACAGAAGGATGTCATCGATATCATGCCAGAATCGAAGTACCATTACAGTGATGAGTACAAGGTAGATAATAAGTCATTCAATGAGTTTCCGTCTAGGACAATAACACAGGTAGGTTCAACGGATGCGTATGATGAAGAATCATCGTACCACCAAAGTGCGAAAGGTCACTATAAGTTAAACACTATTAATCGTGCTATCGACAATCTAATTAAAAACAATCCACTGTCAATCATAGTCAACGGAGTAGATTTTCTGGATGGCACTGCACATATGACTACCGGACGAAAGATTGCGGTCAGGTTCATGCGCAACCAAGCACCCGAAGATACTGATTACTTTTACGACAATAGAAAGTCAGGGGATTTCTTAATATTCGCAGCAAAGCATTCCTTTAATAGGGAAGAGTACACTGCATCTTTATCATGCTTGAAATTATCAGAAGGTGATGTAGAATGATACCTAAAGATTATATTGAATTTTATGGGGACCAATCACGTTGGTTCCTAGGCAGGGTTGTTGATATAGAGAATGACCCTTTGCAGTTGGGTCGAGTCAAGGTCAACGTGTACGGTGTATACGATGAGATCGATGACGCAGACCTACCTTGGGCACAGATAGTTGTACCTATTACTCATGGTGTCCACGAAGGTAAAGGACAGAACCTAGGTATCCTCGTGGGTACACAGGTGTTCGGTATATTCCTTGACGGACAGAACTCTCAGTTGCCTATGGTGATTGGTACTGTACCTAAAGAAGGGGACACGAACTCCAAGGCACTAGAGAACTACCCACACAACAAAGTGTATCAGACAGATAGTGGTCACTATAAAGAGTGGGACGACACTGAAGGCAAGGAACGTATCCGCGAACAACATAGATCGGATACGTATTACGAGATACAGCCAGATGGTTCACGTATAACCGTCATTGAAGTAGACGATACTCTTGTCGTGAAAGGTAATTGTCTTATTACCGTTGTAGGTAATGCTACGATCGCAGGGGAGAATGTTGTGGTTAACGCAGTAGAGAAGGCTACGGTGTCTGCAAAGAATGTCTCAGTAACAGGTACAGATACCGTTACAGTACGCGCAGGGAACAAGGTTAAGTTGGGATGACAACCATTGCTCTTCCATGTCCACCTTCAGGTCTACCAACCAAGGCGGACCTCACCAACATGTTCAATCAGATCACTGCGATACCTAGTGACATACAGGCGCAGATAGAAGAACTGAAAACCCAAGCGCAGACGGACACTAGGGAAACCCTCGAGCGTATCCAGAATCTAGAGAACGAGATGAAGGAGAAGGTGGGAGAAGAACGTGCACGGGTTCAAGCACAGATAGATGCACTAGAGAATGGCGAAGATCCATTTGGTATTATATCAGAGTTAGAAGATACAATCAAGGATATTGAAGAAACTATTGAAACTATCTCCGACTTGTTTACGCCATGGTGGGATAAGGGTAAGGTTCGGCAGTTAGAGAAAGAGGCAGAGGACGCATTCACCGAACTGGTACAAGAGTTTCATATCTACATTCCCGTGAAGATGATGGAGATGATATCGAAGATTGTTCCTGTATCGTTTTCCGTTCCGGTGCTAGGATTAACTATTGATGCATTACGCATCATGGAACCAGAATACCAAGAGGAACTTAAACAACAAATTGCTGGTATCACTGAAGAGTATACCACAAAACTAGAAACATTGCAACAAGATTTTGAATCCGGTAAGTTACAAGAGGACGCATATAACTCTGCAATGGATGAGCTGGAAGACCAAAGGTCACAGATCATTGATGCAGTGTATGCACTTGTACCTGAGCAGTATCGTTACTTTGATGGTGAGTTCGGTGTAGAGTGTGCAGAGTGGAAGGCAAAACTTACATGGTCGTACATAAAGAATGAGATCATGGAGTGGTGTACAATGTCGCTCTTCAAACTATTAGATAAATTGATTGGTATGTTCAAGGAGATATGGGATGCATTAGGGTTACCCGATCTACCTATCCCTCTCTCATTTGATATGGCAGCATGGGTACGTGCAGTTATAGATCAGGTCGTCGCAAAGTATCAAGAAGAGATGGACCGTATCACGGGCGATATAGAAAAACTACAGAACTTTGATGTAGAACAGGAAATCGCTGACTTAGAACAGGACGCCAAGGACAAGGCAACAGAGATAGAAGACAAGATCAATAACTTTGATGCACAGAAAGAACTCGAAGATCAACTAGCAAAGTTGCAGGGTGATATTGTATCACAGATTATGGAATTGTCAATACCTTTACCATCACCTTTTGATATCAGTATACAAGATATCATGGGTGGAGAGATCGAAGGTAAGGTGCAGTGCCTCGAAGATAAGATAAACCAGATATGTACTGCGGCTAGAGACTGGAAGATTATCACTATGAAGGAACTGTTCAACATATGGTTGAAGAAGATTAAGAAGTTCCTTGATGCAATTGGTCTAGGTAAACTTCTAGACTTCCTCACTCTCACTTTCTGTGACGTACTTGAGTTGATAGGACTTCCATTAGAGATCCCACTGCCAGGTTTAGACAAATTATCAGCACTAGGAGTGTTGCCTCCTGTCCTTACGGGAGATATACTCGCGTCACATGATAGACCGCAAGTTACTCTTCCCAGTCTCAGTGATGATGATATACCCGACTTTGATAATATGACAGAAGAGGAATATCAGGAATTTCTTGAAGGTCTTGTATAAGAAGGCTTCAGTTTCTGTATAAATAGTAGAAAAAGTATATAACGATGGATAATCGATATGGGTTCGGCAAAAAGAAATTTTTCTATACAGGATGGTAATTTACAGAAGACTCCGATTACGACTTCGGTTACTCGTACCTATTCAGATATAGACTGTACATTCGAAGCATCCCCTACTGGTGGCATCTATAAAAAGACAGATGCCGCGGCGGTATTGCAGTCTGTAAAGAATCTTCTTATGACTAATCATGGAGAACTTCCATACAGACCATATTATGGTGCTAACCTATACGATCTTCTTTTCAGTCTATCTACAGATTTAGAAGTAGAGGACGTTAGTGCTAATATTAGTTATGCCCTAGAGAAGTTCGAACCCAGAGCAAGGATACAAAACATTAGAAGTTTGGTAAATCCAGACGGCAATTCCTTAGATGTGACTATAGTTTTTGAAGTGGTGAATACCCAAAAAGTTGTTACGTTGAATTTAAACATTGCAAGGACCAGATAAATGGCTATACAAAATTCAGAGTTAGACTTCTTTTCGATAAAGTCTCAACTACAAACGTATCTAGAACAGCAAACAGAATTTCAAGATTACGACTTTACCGCAAGTGGTCTATCTAATATACTAGATGTATTGGCACACAACACACATATCAATGGTCTGGTTGCCAACATGGCGATTAACGAATCCTTTCTTGGGTCCGCACAGTTACGATCATCGGTTGTATCACATGCAGAGTCACTAGGTTACATTCCTAAGTCACGTACTGCATCGTCTGCCATTCTATCACTATCAATTGTAGGTCATACTACAGGTCCTGCTTCATTGTCTCTACCTATCGGTACAGAGTTCACCTCTTCTTTGGGTACGTCGGTATATACGTTCACTACTCAAGAGCAATGCACAGCACAGTTCGATAATGGGAACTACGTATTCAAAGACTTCTCTAATGATTCGCGAATAACTGTACGGGAAGGATCTACTAAAACAAAGACATTCCTTGTCGGTGAAGAAGGTGGTGTATATGTACTGCCAGACGACACGCTAGATGTATCTACTGTTAATGTTAAAGTATACGATAACTATCTGTCTAACAGATTCCAGAGATTCTCTGACATCAACAATGTTACTACAGTAAACTCTGACTCTAAAGTATTCATTCTACGAGAGACTGCTAATGGTCAGTACGAGTTATTCTTTAGCGACGGTAATATCTTAGGTACTGCGCCACGCGCTGGTAACCGAATAGAAGTAACTTATATCACGTCCCGTGGTTCAGAAGCAAACGGTGCAGAGGTGTTCAGTACTTCAACTACCGTTGATGGTCAACCTATTCAGGTATCAGTTATCGCTGCAAGTGGTGGCGGTGCAGAGAAAGAAAACGTAGAATCAATCAAACTAAACGCACCTAGGTCATTTGCCGCACAGAACAGATTAGTTACAGCAGACGATTATACTGCATTGATATCAAAAAACTATGGTAACTTCATACGTGATGTCATTGCATGGGGTGGTAATGATAATATACCACGACAATTCGGAAAGGTATTTGTCAGTCTTAATTTCTTAGATGGAGTAGCGCCTTCGGTCGAAGAAGAAGTTAAACAGAATATCAAAGACCAGCTGACATCCAACCTATCTATTATGTCCATCGATACAGAGTTCGTTGAACCAGAGATGACGTTCTTAGAGTTGACTACAGTATTTAATATCGACCCACTAAAGAGTCCTTCCTCTACCGAAGCATTACAGGCTCAAGTCGACGCATTCATTAGAGATTATATGGATAGCGTTTTAGGTACATTTGAATCAGTCTTCCGTCGTTCTAATCTATTAACTCAGGTAGATTCATTGTCTTCTGCGATACTTAACTCTAAGATGTCAGTTAAGGTACAGCAACGAATTGACCTTGATAGTCAGATTAAAGCAATCGAAGAATCAAAGAATGCGCTGGGTAGACCACTACTATCGTACATAGAAAAAGATCACACAATTAAATTCCCATTCTTGCTTGCAGAACCAGACAAGGATGACCATATAATAAACTCTTCAGTGTTTAAATCAGATGGCAAGAACGTTGTAATCAAAAACCTATTGGGTTCAACTCAATTACAACTATTGGACCTTGATGGCGCAGTCATGATTAATAACATTGGCACATACGATCCAGTGAAGGGAACCATACTACTTAATTCAATACGTATTGACAAGGACGGTTATGTAGGAACTGGTATTCGATTATCAGCAGTGCCTGCGAACCAGAGCACAATTAGTCCACTACGTAATTACATCATAACATTAGATGAGAGTGTATCGTCGACTACTGGTTATATAGATGCAGGGGCAACTAGGGTTATACAATAATGTCTAACATATCCAGACAATACAGAAGTGCTCCCAAGTTCTACCAGAGTCAGGTATCTCAGGTATTGCCGGAGTTTTTCGTAGATGAATATCCTAAACTAATTTCGTTTATAGAGAAGTACTACGAGAGCACTGGAGAGGAAGGTAATACTTCTATAACCCAAAAAATTCATAACTTGTTTGATGTGAGAAGTATCTCTAGCACCGAATTAAGTTATTTGGATCAACTGATAGGAGAGATAAGTGACGGACTAGAAACGTCATCATTCTATCAGAGTCCACGGTTGATGGCAAGACTTCTTGTTGACCTTTACCGCGCTAAGGGTACAGGTATCTCAACCGAACAGTTTTTTAAAGCATTTTATGGTGAAGATGTAGAAATAAGTTATCCTAAGAAAAACATCTTCATATTAAATGACAAGCCTGGCGGTTCATTAATTGGACCTCAGTCATTGAGGTATATACAGGACGATAAGAAATACCAGATATTTTCAGTTCTTTTGAAAACAGGTATGTCCTTGAGTGATTATGAAACACTATATACTAAGTTGATACACCCAGCTGGGTTCTACCTTGCTGCCGAAACAGAAACACAATCAGTTGCAAGTGTTGATTTAAAGGCAGGATTAACCGTAGACCCATTAGAAATTCCTAATTATGCTATACTACTTGAAGCAACTGCACTAGGTACACATGTACAACCTACCTATTCTCTACTTACTATGGAAGAGAATGATGCAGTAGATGTTAGAACACAAGCACAAAAGGATGAGGGTTCAGGTATCATTGTAAGTTCTCTAGAGACTTTGGACAGATACGAAAATGTATCTCTGCAACAGTTGGCTGATGATTTCGTAACAGTCGCAGATTGGGCTGGCGTAAGACCACCAACTTTGGATGATGAAGGTTTAGACCTATCTCAAGAATACGAAACCCTAGACGCATCAGACCACACATAACGGAAACCTATAATGTCGAGAAAAATTCTAAATACTGGCGGTTCTGCGAACGACGGAAGTGGTGACACTCTCCGCGAAGCCAGTGAAAAAATAAATCAAAACTTTGAGGAACTATACTCTCAGGTTGATATTGGTGGCGGTGATGGTATCACTCCAGAATTTATCAGCAATCTGGTCGATACCGAAGTTCTGGAAGCCCTTAATGGGGTAGACCCTAGCAAAATTACCGATAATGCTAATGATATTACTAACTTGGATGCACGAGTTTCTAACATCCAAGAAATCATTGACAACACAGACATTGGTGAAAAGGGACCTCAAGGAGACCCAGGCGAACTCGGTCCACAAGGTGGAGTCGGTCTACAGGGGGGAGTTGGTCCACAAGGTGCACAAGGTGAAGTCGGACCACAAGGTACTACGCCAGGCCCAATAGGACCACAAGGTGCAGTCGGACCACAGGGTATAACTGGACTTCAAGGTAACCCAGGCGAAACCGGACCTCAAGGAAATCAAGGTCCGCAGGGTATAACTGGTCTCCAAGGTAATCCTGGCGAGACTGGTCCTCAAGGTGAAACTGGTGCTCAAGGTGAAACTGGTCTTCAGGGTAATCCTGGCGAAACTGGACCTCAAGGAGAGACCGGACCACAAGGTATAATCGGACTTCAGGGTAACCCAGGCGAAACTGGAGCACAGGGTGAACAAGGTCCACAGGGAATCATAGGTCTCCAAGGTAACCCAGGCGAAACTGGACCACAGGGTGAACAAGGTGCTCAAGGTATCATTGGTCTTCAGGGAAATCCTGGCGAGACTGGACCACAAGGGGAGCAAGGTTCTCAGGGTGTTATTGGTCTTCAGGGTAATCCTGGCGAGACTGGTCCGCAAGGTGAAGCTGGACCGCAAGGAATAATTGGTTTACAAGGCAACCCAGGCGAAACTGGAGCACAAGGAGAACAGGGTTCTCAGGGTGTTATTGGTCTTCAAGGTAACCCAGGCGAAACTGGTCCTCAAGGAGAGACTGGATCACAGGGTGCTATTGGTCTCCAAGGTAATCCTGGCGAGACTGGACCTCAAGGTATACAAGGTGTTCAGGGTAATGTAGGCCTACAGGGTAATGTAGGTGAAGTCGGACCACAAGGTAATGCAGGGGCAGTTGGACCACAAGGGGTCCAAGGTAATGTTGGTGAATTAGGACCACAAGGTTCTGCTGGCGCACAAGGTGCTGCTGGAATTCAAGGTAATGTAGGTGAAGTCGGTCCTCAAGGTGAACAAGGTTCTCAAGGTTTCCGTGGTCTCCAAGGTAATGCTGGAGAGCAAGGTGCCACTGGTTCTACTGGTGTAACTGGTGCTACTGGTTTGCAAGGCAATGCTGGTGCAGTTGGTGCACAAGGCGCAGATGGTGCTCAAGGTGCTATTGGTATTCAAGGTAATGTCGGTGAATTAGGACCACAAGGTTCTGCTGGCGCACAAGGTGCTGCTGGAATTCAAGGTAATGTTGGAGATAAAGGTGCTACTGGTGCAGTTGGTGCTCAAGGTGCTGCCGGACTTCAGGGTAATGTTGGAGATAAAGGTGCTACTGGTGATGTTGGTGCTCAAGGTGTTGCCGGACTTCAGGGTAACCCAGGCCCATTAGGTGCAACAGGTGTAACAGGTTCTACAGGTTCTACAGGTGCTGCCGGAGCAACTGGAGCGCAGGGTGGTACTGGACTTCAAGGAGATCCAGGCCCTAAAGGTCCAGCAGGTACTACTCCAGGCCCAGTAGGTCCGCAAGGACTTGAAGGAGACCCAGGCCCTCAAGGTCCAGCGGGTACAACTCCAGGCCCAGTGGGTCCACAAGGTAACCCAGGCGATGCCGGTCCTCAAGGAGCAGATGGAGATACTGGACCACAAGGAGCAGACGGTCCACAAGGTGTCGCTGGTCCACAGGGTCAAGTTGGTAATGTTGGTCCTCAAGGTGCGGATGGAGAAAAAGGTGCACAAGGTGAAACTGGTGCTCAAGGTCTTGTAGGACCTCAAGGTGCTGACGGAGATACTGGACCACAAGGAGCAGATGGTGCTCAAGGTCTGGTTGGTGCCCAAGGTGCTGACGGAGAAAAAGGTGCACAAGGTGAAACTGGTGCACAAGGTCTAGTAGGACCTCAAGGTGCTGATGGAGATACTGGACCACAGGGTGAGCAAGGTCAAACTGGTAACAATGGTCCTCAAGGGGAACAGGGTCCAATTGGTAACCAAGGTGTTAAAGGACAAACTGGTGACAATGGTCCACAAGGTGCTGATGGAGAGAAAGGTGCTCAGGGTGCTGATGGCGCACAAGGTCTAGTAGGACCTCAAGGCGAACAAGGTAATCAGGGTCCAGTAGGTTTCCAAGGAGCGCAAGGTTTAGTTGGTAATCAGGGTGAACAAGGTTCACAGGGAGCAGTTGGTTTCCAAGGTGCCGTTGGTAACAATGGTCCTCAAGGTGAACAAGGTCCAGTTGGTAACCAAGGTATCAAAGGTCAGACGGGTAATAACGGTCCTCAAGGCGGTCAGGGTCCAGTTGGTAACCAAGGTGTTAAAGGTCAAACTGGTGACAATGGTCCTCAAGGGGAACAGGGTCCAGTTGGTGCTCAAGGTGTCAAGGGTCAAACTGGTAATAATGGACCACAGGGTGCTCAAGGTGAAGTCGGTAACCAAGGTGTTAAAGGACAGACAGGTAATAATGGTCCACAGGGCGCTCAAGGTGAAGTCGGTAACCAAGGTGTTAAAGGACAAACTGGTGACAACGGACCACAGGGTGAACAGGGCCCGGTTGGTAATCAGGGCATCAAAGGACAGACTGGTAACAATGGTCCTCAAGGTGGACAAGGACCCGTTGGTAACCAAGGTATAAAAGGACAAACAGGTAACAATGGTCCTCAAGGTGAACAAGGTCCTGTCGGTAATCAGGGCATTAAAGGTCAGACAGGTAATAACGGACCACAGGGTGGACAAGGTCCTGTCGGCAACCAAGGTATCAAGGGACAGACTGGTAATAATGGACCACAAGGAGAACAGGGTCCAATTGGTAATCAGGGAATAAAAGGTCAGACGGGTAATAACGGTCCTCAAGGTGGACAAGGTCCAGTTGGTAATCAGGGTGTTAAAGGTGCAACAGGAGACACAGGTGCACAAGGAGCTAAAGGTAATACTGGTGACCAAGGCGCACAAGGAGCTAAAGGTAATACTGGTGACCAAGGCGCCCAAGGAACCAAAGGTAACACAGGTGACCAAGGTGCTCAAGGAAATAAAGGTGCAACAGGAGACACAGGTGCCCAAGGTGTCAAAGGTAACACAGGTGACCAAGGTGCACAAGGAACTAAAGGTGCAACAGGAGACACAGGCGCACAAGGTGTCAAAGGTAATACTGGTGCTGCCGGAGCAACTGGTTCTCAGGGTGAGCAAGGTGGACAAGGTCCAGACGGTCCAATTGGTGTCCAAGGTGGACAAGGTGTTGCCGGTACCCAAGGTGGACAAGGTCCGGTTGGTGGATTTGGTAACGCAGTAATATTTGATACAAACACCACATTCCCTTCTAACGTAAACGCCACAGCGTCTTCACAGATAAGGTCTTTCCGTACTGTTGATACAGTTTTCATTGGTGATGTATACTGGCACATTAATAGTGGACGGGTGTTCCGTGCCACAGTAGATAGAATAGAAACTACTACTAACTCTTCCTTTGATGAGTTGACCAATAACCAAGGATTTTTAGATCTTAGTGGTCTTCTAAATACAGCTACAAGTGGTGCAAGGATGGAATTTGGAGCTGACAATATTTCAATATTCGATGCTGTCAACACCTTCCCAAGAGTTAAGATAGGGGCATTATAACCCCATACAACACAGGTATATTATGTTTACAATTATTGATAATTTCTATGCAGACCCCGATTCAGTTCGGGGTTATGCTTTAAGTCAAACCTTTGATGTGACAGGTAACTATCCTGGCGTAAGAACAGCACCATGTACTAATGACGGTGGTTACGTCGATTCGATGATAGCATCAATGGAACATATTATAGGTAAAACTATAACTTACTTTCCATTAGATGAATACAACACTTCCTTCCAATATACTACCGAAACTTGCAAGACGTGGATTCACCACGATCGAATGCAGTTCGCTGCGGTAATATATCTCACCCCAGATGCGCCTCTAGACTCTGGCACTGCAATCTATAAACATAGACCAACGGGAATCATGAAGCATGAAGATTCCTGTCCAGTCGACTTCAATGAATTTCAGTTGATTGAAGGTGACTGGGATATTGTTGCAGAATCAAAAAATATATACAATAGACTTGTAATATATGATGCAATGTATTATCATAGAAGTGTAGTTCCTGGCTTTGGTACAAATCAATACGACGGTAGATTATTTCAGACGTTCTTCTTCGGAGCAGAATAATGAAATTGATGACAACGTTGCTGACCTCGAATGATGTTCCGAAGTTGGCGAGACTTGTTAAGTCGGTTAATAATGTAATAAAGATAAGCCCAATAGAATGGGAAGTGGTGATCGTTGTAAATAGTATTCATGAAGGATACTATGAAGATGTATGCGCACTTAATCTACCATTCCGTGTAGTCAATACGGAAAGTAATGGTAAACCAGGCCGTGGTAAAAATGCATGTCTAGATGTATTTCTAGAAAGTGACTGTGATTTTGTATCTCAGATCGATGGAGATGATTTTTTATATCCGTCGTACTTACAGTCGCTGTGGAATCATTATAAGCATTATCCTTGCATTGATGTTCTAGGTGTGGTACCATGTGATTGTTTATGTAACTTTCCACTAGAGCAAGGACATTACTGGTGGGTTAATGATAACTACCACGCCAGTGTATGGGGTACCTCTATGTGTGCCGTGACTCAAAACGTCGGTCCTCAAGAAAGTCATCTGTTTATTGATGAGCGTCCAGTGTCAGTTGACTTCATTATGTTGCAGAGTCGTAAGTCTGCACAAATAAAAATGAACGAAGATATTGGTAACGGAGAAGATCACGCATACACCTACAAGTTATTAGCAGAACACCAGAAGGGAAACATCTGTTACTTCTTAACCATGTCAAGTGATTTGTATTGTATTGACAGAACTACCGAAGGTAGTGCTCAGAAGGTACATAGCTATGAGGATTACTTGCAACCTATGCGTGATGAAGCACTCAAACATGTTCCTCAATGGAGAAGCAGTCCATACGAATTACCAGTTATATACAAAGATTTGTTAATGAATCAGCACCAAAAGCAGACTTGGATAAACAAATTTATAAACGAGTCATAAAATCGTTATAAATATAAGAAGAATATTTCTAACATGCGTGGGAAAAAACAATGCCAGCAATAGTAAGACAAACACTTAGTCGTAAGTTAGCTAGAGATCTTTTATTAGATATCGCTAACACCGACAATGAATACTACATTGGTATCTCAAAGTCAGATACTTTCAATGAACAAGATACAGTAGTCCCACCAGTCGACTGCCCTTTTGATGAGAGAGAGTTTCGAAATGCACTACAGTCAATCAAAAAGATTGAAGGTTCTACCTTTGTAGCTAAAAGGGTTAACTGGTCATCTGGTTCAGAATACACTGGTTGGGACGATACTACCTCATCCGATATCGTAGAACCTTGGACTCCTTGGTATGTCATGAATGACGCCAAAGAAGTTTACATATGTTTAGAAACTGGTTTGAATATCGACGGTACTAAGAAGCAGTCTATCATAGAACCTAACTGGGGACTACATGCACCTATGAGTCCAGAGACTGATCCTAACGCACCGATGTTTAACGTTCGCGAGTGGTGGAAACCATTCGAAACTGCTGACGGTTATATTTGGAAATATTCATTCTCTTTAAGACCAGAAAATATCTATCAGTACCTATCGTCAAATCATATCCCAGTACAGAAGGCAGAGATTGATCTACCTACAGGCGACTCCATCGAAGACTTGCAAACTACAGTCAGAGATGAAGCCATTGGTGGACAGATACTACGTGCAACTATTATTGATGCAGGGACTGGACATACTAATGTCCCTACTATTAATATTCACGGTGACGGTACTGGCGCTGTCGCAGTGGCAGAGATAGATCCAAATACTGGTGCAATAACTAAAATCAAAATGACTAGTTATGGTAGTGGATACACTCACGCATCTTTTGAAATCATTGGTGGTGTAACTACGAGTACTGCTCGTGCAGTAGTGACTAGTCAAGCAGGACTGGGATTCGATCCAATAGATGATTTGAAAACAAGTTCAGTTATGACAAACATCAAACCAGATGGTGACGTTGGCGGTACTTTTATTACATTCAATACATTCCGACAGATGGGTCTGATTAAAAACCCTCTTCAACCAGACGGTACTCCTTTCGTTGGAGCATCTATCAAGACCCTACCTTCTATTACTTTAGTGAATAGCTCACCGTTTGAATCAGGTAAGGTAGTCACTGGCTCTATATCTGGTGCCAAGGCATATGTTAATCAGTCGGTAGACAAAGAAGTATTCTATCATCAAAATGAATCTACAGGATTCAAACCATTCCAAGTGGGTGAGGCATTAGTCCAAGCAGGAATAGTGCTTACAGGGGATATCGAAAGCATATCTCTGGTCAATGGTATAGACAGATTCTCCGGAAATGTCATGTACATTGAGAGTCGTCACAGAATTCGACGTGACCCAGAACAACAAGAAGACATTAAGATAGTAATCACCGTTTAGGATTAATCATGGCAGATTTTACAAACAAAACGTTCAAAGAAACATACCGCGATTTCTACAACGCTGAAGATGGTTATCATCGTGTATTGTTTAATTCTGGACGAGCACTACAGGCAAGAGAATTAATTGAATCTCAGACAATCCTTCACGAAGAGATTTCTCGATTTGGACGTAACTTATTCAAGGAAGGCGCATTAATTAATCCAGGCGGTGCGACAGTAGATACTAGTATTGAATACATTCGCCTAGACAGTAGTAGTGCTTTGGACTTCAATGCAGTCGGTGAGATTTTCACCAGCGCATCTGGTTTAGAATTCAAGGTTCTGGAAGTAGTAGTATCATCTGATTCTGAGAACCCAGATCCAACCACTCTTTACGTACAGTACACTGATACTATTAATGTTGCAGATACAAAAAAGTCTGCAAGAGTATTAAAAAACGAAGTTCTGACGTGTACAATACACAACACAATTAAACAACTGTCAGTTGCTGACGATGGTGTCATCCCATCAGCGGGTCGTGGAACGAAGGCATACTTTGCTTCAGGTGACTTCTTCGTTGAAGGTCACTTTGTGTTTATGGAAGGTGGCAGTGCATTCATCGACAAGTATAGTCATACTCCTACCGATGACATTGGTTTCCGAATCGAACAGAAAGTTATCACAGTAGATGACAACGAAGACCTGTACGACAACCAAGGTGATGTTCCAGATGCGACTGCCCCAGGCGCTGATCGATATCAGATCAAACTAATTCCAACAACCCGTAGTCAAGTAGCTGTCGAAGAAAACTTCGTATTCATTGCACGTGTAGTTGAAGGTAATATTACCCGCGAAGTAAACACGTTTGATTCATATAACAAAATCAATGATTTGCTTGCACAAAGAACAAAAGAAGAATCAGGCAACTATGTAGTAGAAGAGTTCAAATCAATCTTTAAAGATTCTGAGAATGAGGACAACCTAACTCTAGACGTTACCAAGGGTATCGCGTATGTCGACGGATATCGTTTAGATATTGGACAAGACGAAATAGAAGTTCCTAAGTCAAGAGGCACCGTAACTTTCTCGAACGAATCTGTACCAGCAACATATGGTAACTATGTCTATATCGACCCAACTACTACTCAAGGTTTTGGTAGACTAGACTATTTCGGAGAAGTTCGATTGCAGAACGGATCTGACTTTATTGGATATGCTAATGTTCGAGGAGTCCAACAAGACTCTAAAGGATATAGATTATATCTATTCAACATTCGAATGGATGCCATTAGAAACAACGATGGTGATAAGATTGGAACAGAAAACTTCTCCAACGTAGATTCTCTGTATGATTCACGAACAACTAACACTATACCTTTACTTGATGGGGACTCCACTCTTTACGGTACTTCTGAGAATAGCTTACTGTTCCCATTACCTAAGAATAGTCCTAAAGCAAATACTATTGAATCAGCAAATTTCACAGTCCAAAGCTGGAAATCCGTGTCGTCAGATTCTAACGGTGACTTATCCCTGAGTGGAGTAGAATATCCGGATTGGGTTATTGCGCAACAAGACGGACCTATCGCTGCGGTTTCTACTACAGATGGTTCATATACTGGTCTAGAACCAGATACAAACTATGTTGTTGCTACATACCAATCAGTAAGTTCAGGTCCTCGAAAAAAGACCCGTACCTCTGTGACAGAGACTTTTTCTCTTCCTAATTCAGATCAAGAAGCAAGACCATTATTTTTAAGTAATCCAGATGTAATCTCTATCACCTCAGTAACACATAAGAATGGTGAAGCTGAAACTGATATAACCAACCAGTTTATCTTGGATGGTGGTCAGAGAGATAACTTCTATGACAATGGTCAGGCAAATATCAAGGGTGGATATAAAATACCTACTGGTTCTAATGTTCAAGTAGAAGTAGAATATGAATATTTTGCTCATGATAACAGCGGACGATACTTTGCATGTAGCTCATATCAAGGAGAAGATTACGAAAACATTCCTAATCATACAACTTCTGGTGGACAAGTAATCTCTCTACGAGACGTATTGGACTTCCGTCCTGTCCGAACGCCACCAGACGCTGAAGGGAACGAATTTAATATCACTGAGCTACCTCAGAACTCATCTTCTGTAACTATCGATCAGGTTAAGTACTACCTACCTCGTATCGATATTTTGGTTGCAAACGCAACCGACAGCCGAGGAAGTGTTGGATTTGGTGAACTACAGGTCATCCAAGGCGAACCAAATATTAATCCACGTGAACCAGAAATCCCAACAGGCTCTCTGGCTCTATACAAGTTTGTATTAAACCCTTATACTTTCTCAAGTTCAGATCTAACAAGTACTTTCATTCCAAACAAACGATTCACAATGAAAGATATCGGTAAGTTGGAGCAACGAGTAACAGACTTGTTTGAACTAACCACCTTGAGTCTGTTAGAGTCCAGCACTAATTCACTGGTCGTGCTTGATGAAAATGGTAACGCAAGAACCAAAGCAGGATTCATTGCAGACAACTTTAGTTCATTCACTTTCTCAGACATTGACAATCCAGAATATCGTGCTTCTATCGACTCACAGGGTCACTTGAAACCGTCTTTCCGTGAGAACTCTATTCGACTTGAATATAGTCCAGATAATTTTGCTACCGAAACTTCGGCAAAAAGTGGTGACGTAGTAACACTGCCCTTCTTACATGAGAATTTAGTATCACAAGTACTTGCTACTAGTACAATGAATATCAACCCGTTTGCAGTAATAACTCAAACAGGTCACTTAGAACTGTCACCGTCTTCAGATGAGTGGGTCGAGACTCGTACTCTACCACCAATCATGCAGACCACAGTACGTCGTTTCGAAAACTTCGAAGCAGACCTATGGAACAATCCTACTATACGTGATCGAAACTTCAGACTGCGTAGTGGCAACAACCTATTCACAACAATGCCAAGAGATGTGTCCTTCAGAGAAACTACTCGAAGCATACAAGACTTCATTGGTGAACAGGTTGCAGACATAGAAATCATTCCGTTCATGCGATCTCGTAGAATCAAGTTCTCTGCGAAAGGATTGCGTCCTAACACTAAGGTGTTCGCATACTTCGGTGGTTTACCTATGGAAGATTGGGTCCGACAAGAATCTTCAGAATCAAGGTTCTCTGACAGTCCAACAGAATTTGGTAGCGAGTATGCAAATGAAACAGAATATCCGTCTGCTCTGGGTGGAAAGAGTGCACTACAGACAGATAGTAAAGGAGAGATAGTCGGTAGTTTCTTCCTACCTAACACAAGTGATATCAGCTTCAGGACAGGTACTCAAGAGTTTAAGCTTCTTGACGTAAGTGAAAACAATGAAAATGAGGCACTATCAACTACTCGTGCATCATACACATCATCTGGATCTATCGAGAGTGTTCAGAGAACAGTACGTTCCACTCGCGTCATAGAAAGAGTCCGTGGTCGAAGAGATCCATTGGCGCAGACTTTCTATGTTGACCAGATTGAAAACCCTAATGGTTTGTATATCACTAGGGCACACATTTACGTTGAAACTAAAGACAGCGTTATTCCACTACAGGTACAGATTCGTCCAGTAGAGAATGGAATACCAACTAGCAGTATTATGCCTGGCGGCGTCAAGTTCATCAACCCTGATGAGATTGTTCTTGCAACCAATCCTGAAACAATTGAGGATGTACAAGGCTCTCCAACTGTAGTTGAATTTGATGAGCCAGTATACTTGACAAGTGGTGAAGAATACTGTATAGTATTACTTGCAGAGTCGGTAGAGTACAATGTATATGTCGCAGAGACATATCAGAATGTATTCGGAAGTCGTGAAGATAGAATAACCAAGCAACCTACATTAGGTTCACTATTCCTTTCACAGAACGGATTCACATGGACTCCGGATCAAACTAAAGACCTTATGTTTAAGTTAGACCGTGCAGAGTTCCAGACAAGCGGTTCAGTAGTTCTTGACAACGGTATGCTACCGAAGACTGCTTTAGAGAGCAATCCAATAAACACCGTCTTGGGTTCAAGTATTATACAAGTGACTCATGAAGGACATGGATTCAGTGATGGTAATACGGTCACTATATCAGGAGCATCTGAAGTATCTGGTATTCCAGCTTCTGCGTTAAATGCTAGTCACGAAGTCCTCTCTCCTACATGGGAAGGATATAGTATACAACTAGCAACTAACCAACAAGCTTCTTCTTCTATATCTGGTGGTGGTTCTGCAATAGTTGCATCACAACAAGTTTACTTTGACCAGTTTGTACCACAAATACAGACACTTATTCCTAACTCGACAAGTATATCATCAAAGGTCAGAAAGACAAATGCTACTTCATATGGCAATAGCAATGGTCGTACTACCGCTGCATTCAATATGGCAATAGGGAATGAAGAAACTGTATTCTTAAATGACTTTAACTCTAATCAGGTCCCTAGTGTTGTGGCTTCAAGCGACAACTCTTCTTCTCCTACAATGAAGATGATCCTGAACATGAGCACCTCAGATACTAAAGTATCGCCTCTAATTGATTTGCAGAGAACCTCTGCATTGACTCTAGAGAATGTCATTGATACAGATGACGCGGCACAGCACATTACAATTCCAGTAGTGATTGATGAATCATCACTGGGACTAAAAATCATATTCGCTGCGAACAGACCAGCAGGTGCTGACTTTGATGTTTATGTTAAAACAGCAGTAGACGAAGATACTCTTGAAACCGAACCTTTATGGGTAGAAGCATTAGCAGATAACTCTATGCCTTCAGATGACAATCCATCAACTTTCCGTGACTATGAGTACACAATCAATACAGATCAATTCTCTGTCTTCCAAGTGAAGATTGTGATGCAATCTAATAACTCTTCTAAGTCTCCAGTAATTAGAGATTTACGTGCAATCGCTTTGATAACAGGTGGTACCGCTGGTACTAACACGTCAAATAATGATGACACGTCCGGTGGTGGTGGTAATGATGACACGTCCGGTGGTGGTAATGATGACACGTCCGGTGGTGGCAGTGGTGAAGATAACGACGATACAGGAACTTCTTTATCAGCAGTTGCATTCCCTGAGATAAGTCAATTACCAACTTCGGTATCTATCACAGGCGCTCCTCGTATCCTAAGTCAGTACAATCCAGAATCAGATACCAATAATTACATGACTCCGGATGAGTACTGGCATCAAGGTACACGAAGAGTTCGATTGTTTGCTAAGTTCGATAATAATGGTGATTTCCAACTATACACCAATGACCCTAAAAAAGGAAGTGTCAATGTTGGGGACGATTCTCTAACAGGAAGTACTATCCTGGCCACAGGTAAGTGGTTGGATAGACCAGTAGAAGTGGGAGAGATTTTTGAGTGTGGTTTCAGAATCACTCATGTTGACGATGTAGCACTACCTGTTTACTCTGGTGCTTTTGCAACCCAGGCCACTCCTAGAGCAGAACTAAGAAACGTAGGTACTGGTGCAGACATAGGTTATCAGGAAGTTATTTCCGTTGATGTTGGTGAACTTGACTCTAGCGGTAACATGATTACTTGGGGCGGGCATGGACTCGTTATCGATGAACATAACAACTCGCTTGATAATGGTGCACCGTGGACTGTCGATTCACTACATCTAGATCCAGAAGTTGCCATCACTGGTACAGTAAGAATAGAAATATTCATTAGTCCAGACAATAGTCTAGACAATGGAACCACCCTTACAGGAACTACCTCTATACCATTAGATGTTAGCTATACTCTAGAGGGTGCCCCATTGGTTGATGACTCACTTGAGTCTCAGTTGGTTCTTTTGAATGCAGATGATGGTTTTGTTTATGACCAAGATCCTATTCTAACATACTATTCACTGGATTCGACTAAACCTAAAAACTTCCATGATGGCGCGACCGTTCCAGATCAAGTGTTGACAGTTGATGCAAACAGTTCTGTCGACTTCCATATGATGTGGGGATCTGAACAGGACAGCACTATCAACGTAACCTTCGGACTCGCATGGACTAATTCAGGAACTACTGTAACACTTAACCGTGGAGATTTCGCGTCGTTCACCGTTGCAAATGTTCCGCAGGGTACTGACGCTACTGTTACAGCAACCAGCACTCTACGTGGTTCAACGTTCAGCAGAGAAGTCAAGATGATCGTTGGTGAAGGTTTTACATCTACGCCTGGAGACGGTGACACGCCGGGCGGCGGTGGTGACGGTGGTGATGAAGGCGATCCGCAGCAGAACTAATTATGAATAATCATATAAAGGTAGACGGTCATATGAATCTAGTGCGGGATAAGCGTTCTGGAGCTATACTAAATACCAACAAGAATGAAATAAATACTGCAAGAAAATTAAGTAAAATAAACAACGAAAAGCAAGAACATATTAACACATTAACCGAAGAAGTCAAGAGTCTGAAAGACGACATGTCTCAAATAAAAGATTTGCTCTTTCGTTTAGTAGAGGATAAAAATGAGTAATATACAAGTAGTCAATCTTGCAGATAATATTAATGCTGCTATTCTGAAAATTAATCAAAACTTTTCAGAAATAGATTTATCTAAACTAACAGAAGATGAAGTTAATGCTCTGATACAATCTGCTTTAGATAACTTTGATGTTGGTCTAGACGCAGATGCAGTTCGTGCTGTTATCGAAGGTGCTGACTTAGATCTTGGCAGTAACAAAATTCTATACAGTAATGTATTCCCTACTGAATCAGACTTACCAAGCGCGTCTGCCTATCACGGTATGTTCGCGCATGTACATGCGACAGGTGCTGGATATTTCGCCCACGCAGGGTCTTGGGTAAAACTAGCTAATGCTGGTGACTTGGGTGCTGGATCACTAGATGATCTAAGTGACGTACAGTTAACCTCTAATGTTTTAGTTGGACACGTCTTAAAGTGGGACGGAACCAATTGGACTAACCTAGAAGACGCCAGTGGTGGCGGTGGTGGTCCAACTGACCCAGGCGAAAACGGAACCTCTTTCTATCAAGCGACAATCTACCAGAGGTCTCCAACTCAACCGACGACACCTAGCGGCGGTACGTTCGACTTCCCTACAGCCACACTAACTCCACCTTCGGATTGGTCAGGCACTATCCCAGCGGGTGATGATGACCTATGGGCATGTAACTTCCTATTCAGAGATTACCTATCGCAACAGGGAACGATCACCGCGACAGATTGGTCAGAGCCATATAAGTTGGGTGGCATCGTTGATGCTAACAACGGTGATTCATACGCACAGGTTTCTGTCTTCAAGAGATCCACAACATCATTGACTGCACCAACAGGTGGGTCATTTGATTTCGGAGACCAGACACTGACTCCACCGGCAGGATGGTCTATCGTTCCCCCTCTAGCCCAAGACGAAGATGGTAATCCAACCGGAGACCTATACGTTAGTTCCGGTATCGCAACTAATGCGGAACTATCTGATCCTACAGGTGAAGACACAAACATCAGCTGGACTAATCCAGTCAAGACCTCTACGGGTCTGGACGGACAAAACGGTAAGTCCATCTTCGAGAAGGCAGTATACCGCAAGGTTCCTAAACCAGCCGGATGGAAAGTCGGTGACGCTATCCCAACTCCATCTAAACCAGAAGGTGGTTTCTTCGACTTCGGTAACGAGGTATTCGGTGGCGATCCACTAGACTCCGTTGCAAATGAGTCGGGTGTTTGGTTCGAAGGTATCCCAGAAGGATCAGGTGACGTATGGTCATCTACCTATGCGTTCAGTGTCATCGGTGATACTGGAACAGATTACGCAGTCACGGACGGATGGAGTGAACCTACTCTGGGTATTATCGAGAGTGTGTCAACATACTCCAAGGGTCTATACACACGATCCGCAACACTGCCAAGCCCGATCCCAGATAACAACGGTGTGACATACAATTTCACAGACGATCGTTTTGAAAAGATAGGTGACACGGAGGTCGTTTCTGGCGTCACGGATGGTAGTTGGTATGAGGAACCGCCAGCACTAGACCTAGAAAATCCATTGAATCTATATGAAGTCAGAACGACCGCGAGTCTTATCGGGTATCTTGGTACGGACAACACATTAACCTTCAGCGCGCCTAAACTAGTGATGAACTATGCGGTTGATGCAGAGGATGGATTCAGTTTCGTTCAGTTAAGTGTTTATAAGTGGTCGAATACTAGTCTTGCAAACAACGCAGGCAAACCTTCAGGTGGTAGTTTCGACTTCTCAACTAAGACATTTACACAACCAAGTGGATGGTCTAAGACCGTACCGGAGAATCCAGACGAAAACGACGCAAACATGAAGTTGTACGTGTCGTCAGGTATTGCTTCGACGCAACCGAACTCCGGTACCAGCACAGACCCAATCATAGTCGATGACGTTATCGTTTGGTCAACACCAGACGTAACGACCGCCGGTGGTTCTGGTCGTGATGGTCGATCCACATTCAGAGCAGTTATTGTTCAAAGAACAACCACAACCCCATCGAGTCCGACAGGTGGTTTCGTAAACTTCGGGGCGGATGCCGTAACAAGAACACAAGCAGAGGCTGCCGCTGTGAATGTTACATCTAGTGGCACTCTAACCATAGACGGTAACTCGTTAGTTCCACCAGACGGATGGTACGACACCGTTGCAGAAATTCCAGCAGATGAAGCACCAGATGGTAAGATCTGGGCAGTAGAATATCAATTTGCCACAGACGGAGACACGGGTGTTGAAGAGGGTGGTACATGGTCTGCACCATATGAAGATCACAACAACGGTGAGGATGGTTACTCGACCTTCTCCGCATCTGTTTATAAAAGAAGTGCGAACAAACCAGCAGCAAGTGGTGGTCTTTGGGGTCCAGTAGGTGCGACATATAGTTTCACCAATGATCTCGTAGAGAACTTGTCTGGTGGATGGACAGAAGATCCACAAGAATCCAATACAGATCTCGACCCATTGTGGTTATGTCGTGCAACGGCAACTACGCAAGGTCTTACTGGAACAGACGCGACACTGACTTGGTCGGAACCAGTAAAGATTTCAACGGACGGACAACCAGGCACAGTAGATCCAAGTGCTATACCTCAACAAGAGAACGGTTATGTCTACTATCTTGTCGGAGACGGAACAACTGACGGCCCTGCCACTCCAACCGCAACCAGTTTCAATTTCATAGGAACCGGAACAGTCGGCACTGACGGCACATTTACTGGACTAACAGATGAATGGTCTATCTCTCCACCGCAAGACACAGACCTAACCGGAAGTCTATGGGCGGCAAGATTCTTTGCAGTAGAAGATACTGTGGGAGGTCGAACTGCGACAACTGCTTCCGGTAACCTATTGTTCAGCCCCCCATTTAAGTCATACTCATTCGACGGCTTGGTAACCTTTACGAACACACAAGGTGCCCTGAGTCGAGACGATGGTGGTGCAACAGTCATCGATGGTGGGTTTATCTCTGCAAATACTATCGAAGTAGACTCTTTAATAGCCGAAGAACTAAATACTAGAATTGCTACTGTCGCAGAAACTTTAGTTATCGGTGGTGATGCGACAGGTATAGATACTACAGAAGCTACCGGATATACTTCTTCAGGAGAAAGAATGGTTCTTACTGGGGATAATATCAGAATTTATGACGCAACATCTACTAATGAAGAAACAGGCCTGCGTGTTAAACTAGGTAAACTATCATGAGTTATGGATTAGAAGTATTCAATAGTTCTAATGATAAAATAGTATCAACAACTAGCACGTTAGGATCTTTAGTATCTTACGGACTTGTATCAGCAGACAATAATAAATATGATTCGGCAGCTGCTGCTAATCCAGGCTGGGTCACTAATCCTTTAGGTAACCTTTTAACTGGTGTTGGCGCAGCCCCGGCTTGGTTTGTATACGGAGAATTAATAGAAATAACAGTAAACGTCCCAGATTTTGTTAATAGTAGCATACAAGATATCGCCATTGTAGCTCCAGCTTCTATTATGGTAGGAAATGCTTCAATAGAAAGTAGACAGAATGGTAGTTTTGTTTTAAAAAGAAATGATAAATATGACGCATATTATTGGATAGTGAGAAAGGGATGAGTACTTACGGAATAGAAATTCGAAACGAAGACGGCAATATAATTGTTGATGACGTATATAAGAACTTTCAGGTTATGTCTTATGGTATTGCTGATGCTGGAGATGCAATACCATTTTCGACGGATGACTATGAGGATGGTGCTTTACTTTTTGGTCGACCTATAAACGTTAATAAAAATGATTCTTCTGGATGGCATATTGCTGGAAGTAGTGGAACTGCCACTCAGTTTTTTGGTGTGAGTGCTTATGTGAACTTATCAGATCCAGTTATTGATATGGGTTTCAATCCTGTTCTGGACTATTCTACTTACGCAATCACTGCACCTAACGTGGGTAAGATAACCCCTAAAGTGGAGTGGGTACTCATCAAACCTAGCGTAACATCTCCAAGTGCAAGTGATTATGGTCTTGAAGTTTATGCTCCCGACGGGACAGTTTCTTTTGCAACAGGTGTCGAGACAACCTTTGATATTGTCGGTACTGTGCAAGTAAATACTTCTAGTACTCCGTATAATAATCATAACGTGGCCACTTTCGGTGCATCAGATGACATATTCAATTACTGGATCTGTCTATCTAATCTTATGCATTTTCCGATTCAGACTATACCAATGTTTTTCGGATGGGTGGCTAGTGGTAAATGGAGAGGAGCCACAAATACTATAACTTTCTATCAACCCGCCTGGCAATTTCCAGGCCATAATTCGTCAGGACAGCAATGGATTATCGGTAGATTTAATGGAGACAATTCATCTCCAACGGGTGGCACTACGACAGGTACAAATAGCGCCCCTAGTTATCAAGGAGGTATTGCATCATCATATAATATACCTCAAGGTGGGTATGTTGATATATCTCCACTGTTCATCGATCCTGAAGGTGGTGGTATTACATTGTCAACTTCCACTACTGGAACTTTAGGTGGAGCAACGATTTACATTTGGAATAATGGGACCACTATTCGTGTAACGGCGGGGGATGATGATGCGGACTTTACATTAACTATTACTGGATCAGATGGTATTAACGATGTTGATATAAACACAACAATGACGCATACTGCTGCTAGTACAAATGCTGCTCCTCAATATGTCAGTGGTATAGATTCATCATATGCACTAACTTCTGGAGCAACTACTGCCATTACTCCATTATTTATGGACCCTGAAGGTCAGGCATTGACAGTATCATATACCACCACTGGAAGTACAAACGGAGTTTTTGTTCAGACCGTAGGTAATGAAATCCAATTGACACCTGGCGCGCAAGCAGCTTCCTTCACATTAAATATATTAGTATCTGATCCTGCGGGAGCAACCGCACAACGAAGCACAAATATTACATATACTCCAACAACAACAAGTTATACCCCGACCTTACCACCAAACTTTGGCGGTGGCGGCGGTATACCATCCCCTTAATTATAGGAAATAGAAATGAGTAAAATTTTAGCATACGTAGATAGAGAAACTGGTGAGGTTAGGTCAACTTCAGTTATGTCTATAGCTGTAGACGGACCAAGTGATGGAGATGTCATTGACGATATGGTCGTTAGAGATATAACCAACGAGGGTGAAGACTGGGTCAATTTTGGTAAAAATAATTACTGGGATAATGGATGGTCTAAAAGACCAATTAAACCATCACCCTTTTATCGATGGGATAAAAGTCAATGGTCTTTTGATAGCAACTCATTCGAGGGAGCAGTTCGATCTCAAAGAGATCAAGCAATATCTCGTACCGACTGGACTCAACTTCCAGATGCGGGGCTGTCAGATGATATGCTAAATGCATGGAGGGGATATCGTCAAGAGTTGCGCGATATCATGGGAAATCTATCTGGTATCGAATCTATGGAAGATGTTAACTGGCCAGAACCCCCACAATAATTATTTAATTAATCTCTGAAATTAGAATATTATAAGTAAAGTAAATATTTTTTAAAAAATGTGCGTAGACCCCGTTTATGCACATTTTTTTTGTTATAAATAAAGGGGTCATTAACCAATAAACTTTAACTTTAGCTAAAGAGAGACGATATCGTGTCAGCATCTAGTATACCACTAAAAATTAAGAATACCGATGGTGACCTACAGGAATTCACTCCAGCGCAAGAAATGTATCTTGCGGTAAAAGTGGGTGAAGCACTTGCAGAGGCCTCTGCTGGTGATGTCGGTGACATCAGTCTAACCAATGGTACAAACATCGGTTCATTTGTAGATACTTTCTACAACGAACCAGCGGGAACACACCCGATGTCTGCTATCACTGGTACGAGTGTAACCACAACCTTGAAACAGGTTGGCGGTTCTGCAAGTGAGACTGGTTCTGATTTTGCCCGTCCTGTCGGTTATTATGCAGATAATTCTAATCCTGGCTTCTACGAAATGGTAGACTCGGATTTAGATAATCTCACAAATCGTGCACTAAAGAATGTGGAGACCCTAGGTCTTCAGGGTGCATATGAACTTTCAACGTCCTCGCCAGGCAGTGATTGGACCAAACACATCGATGGTGTGTTCTCCGATACTCATGGTGACGGTACAACAACTCAATACCACATCTGGAAGAAAGTTACTTTGGCAACACCACCAGCCGGTGTTACCACTACACGTCCAGTTGCAACCGACTATGATGGTACTTCATCATTCAGCGGTTTTAAAGAAATGTCAGACGCGGAAATCAAGTATACACTTGGTCAACGCGCTAAGTCACTCCGAGCAACAGCAGGTGCGATTGGTTCATACCAGTTGCGTTCATCTGCACAAGGTGCTCCAACTCTAGCAGGTACATGGGTACCACGAGGTTCTGCCTCTAACACCCGTCGTACTATTGTCGACGTTGCATACTCTCGTACACGTAACTCAGCTTACACACGTACAAGAATCTCTGCATATACTCGTAACCGTATTTCAACATATACTCGTAATAGTGTAGATACTTTCTCACGTACGTTTGTTGGAGAATATACGGGAGCGTATTCACGTGACTTCGTAGGAAACTATGCTCGTGACTATGTAGGCAACTACGCAAGAACTCGCGTTTCATCATATACACGTAACAGACTAACTGCATTTACTGGTTATTTTGCCGGTACTTACAACCGTTCACGTGTTTCTACATATGTCCGAAACCGAATCACACCATTTACTGGTACATTCTCACGCAATAGAGTTTCTTCTTATACTCGTGGTCGTGTATCAACTTACACAGGTACTTACTCACGTACACGCAGTTCTGCTTACACAGCAGACTACACTCGTACTCGTGTGTCAGCATACACCGGAACTTACTCAGGAACTTATTCCCGTAACCGTGTATCTGCATATGCCGGTACCTACACACGCAACCGTGTATCAACTTATGCACGTACTAGTACTCGAACTCGTACATCTGCTTACTCAGCAGACTACACCCGTACTCGTATAACTAATTACACACGTGACCGTGTAACAAACTTCGCAGGCGTTTTCTCTCGTGCACGTGTTTCATCATACACACGCAATCGAGTTACTAACTTCGCTGGTAACTTCGTAGGTAACTACGCTCGTGGATTCGTGGGTAACTACTCACGTGGCTTCGCAGGCAACTACTCTCGTGGTTATGCTGGTGATTATGTTGGTAACTACGCTCGTGTTTCTACTCGTACATCTACTCGTACACGTTATTCAGCATATGCCCGTACGTCAACTCGTACTCGCTATTCTGCATATACTCGTGATCGCGTCACTAACTTTGCCGGAAACTTCGTAGGCAACTACGCAACTACCTTTACTGGTGATTTCGTAGGTAACTATGCAAGAACATTCGTAGGAAACTATGGTGGTAACTTCGTAGGTAACTATGCAACCACATTTACTGGCGACTTTGTTGGTAACTACGCACGTGGATACGCTGGTAACTATGCTGGTGATTACGTAGGTAACTATTCACGTGACCGTGTAACTAACTTTGCTGGTGATTTTGTTGGTAACTATGCAACAACGTTCACAGGTGATTTTGTTGGTAACTATGCTCGTGGATATGCTGGTAACTATGCTGGCGATTATGTGGGAAATTACGCAAGAACTTCAACACGTACTCGCTATCAAACATACGACTACACACGTAACTCAACACGTACATCAACGCGTACACTAAACTATACACGTACATTGTATTATGCGGGTAACTATGTTGGTGATTATGCTCGTAACCGTGCATTCTCATACGTAGGAAACTACGGACGTACTCGTGCTGAAGGTGTAACATACACTGGTAACTACGGACGTACACGTACTGGTAACTATACTGGTAACTATGGCCGTACTCGTGCTACTAACTACGCAGGTAACTTCGTAGGAAACTACGGTCGTACTCGTGCCGCATCTTATGTTGGTAACTACGGACGTACATCTACTCGTACACGTAATGCGACATATACTGGTAACTATGGTCGTACTCGTGCCGCATCTTATGTTGGTAACTACTCGCGTAACCGCGCAACCAACTTTACTGGTAACTTTGCTGGAGATTACTCTAGAGGACGTGCTGCAACGCTTGACTACACTAGAACTTCTTCTAACGGAACATCATATACTGGTAACTATAGTCGTAACTTATATTACGCTGGTAACTTTACTCGTACCGCATATTCAACACGTAGTTCAATTGGTGGCGGCACCTATAGAAATGATGTTTATTTAGATGGTAAAGGTGGCTCAACTTACTGGGGTGTTAACTCATATAGTAACCGAATTGAACTTAAAATTAGGTTGGAGGGCGATTACAATATAAGCTACGGCTCTTCTGACGGATTGGGTGGTACGGTTTCTTCTAGTACAACTGTTATTTTATATAATGGTAAGACGTATACCCGTGGTACTCTCCGAAGCGGATCTAGTTACCAGCGATGGGGTGTTTCTTGGGACCCAGGCACAACTAGTTATGCCGGAAACTTCACCACAACAACAACTTACACACGAACCAGTACCGGATCAGCAACTTACACACGTAATCGTTCCGTATCTTCTTATTATACTGGTAACTACACTCGTGGCGTAACATATACTGGTAACTATGGTCGTACTCGTGCTACTAACTATACCGGAGACTTTGTTGGTAACTATGGTCGCACACGTGCAGCATCATATGCTGGAGATTACGCTCGTAACCGTGCAGCATCATATGCTGGTAACTATGCCGGTGATTACTCTCGCACACGTGCAGCATCATATGCTGGAGATTACGCTCGTGACCGTGTAACTAACTTCACAGGCAACTTTGCTGGAGATTACGCTCGTAACCGTGCGTTCTCATACGCTGGAGATTACTCACGTAATCGGGCCGCAACATTGTACTATGCCGGTGATTACTCTCGCACACGCACTGGTAACTATACTGGTAACTATGCTCGTACATCAACACGAACAAGAACTGCAACTGGTAACTACACACGTACTGGATACTATGCTGGTGACTACACTGGTAACTATACTCGTACTCTAGGATACGCTGGCGACTATGTCGGTAACTATGCTCGTACAAGTACTCGAACTTCTACACGTACTCGTTACTCTGCATACGCAAGAACTCGTGTAACTAACTATGTTGGTGACTTTACTCGTAACCGTGTAACTAACTTTGCTGGTAACTTCGTAGGAAACTACGCAAGAACTTCTACTCGAACTTCTACACGTACTCGTTACTCTGCTTATGCACGTACTCGTATCACTAACTACATTGGTGACTTCACACGTACCTCGACTCGTACCTCGACTCGTAACCGTGGTTCTGCTTATGCAAGAACTCGTATCACTAACTACGTTGGAGATTTCACAAGAGATCGCGTAACTAACTTTGCTGGCAACTTCGTAGGAAACTATGCTCGTGGATACGCTGGTGATTACGTAGGTAACTATGCTCGTGGATACGCAGGCGATTTCGCTGGTAACTACACTGGTGAGTATACTCGTACATCTACACGTACTCGTTACTCTGCATACGTACGTAACCGAATTTCGGTATACACTCGTAACCGTAGTTCAGCATATGCTCGTGATCGTGTAACCAACTTTGCTGGTGACTTCACTGGTAACTACACAAGAACGTTCTCTGGTCAATACTCACGTAACTACGCTGGTAACTTCATCGGTGATTATGTTGGTGACTTCGGTGGAAACTATGTTGGTAATTATACTCGCGACTTCGGTGGAAACTACGTAGGAAACTACGCACGTGGCTTCGCTGGTGATTACGTAGGTAACTATGCAAGAACCTTTGTTGGTGAATACACTGGTGCTTACTCTGGAACTTACTCACGACAATTTGGTGGAAACTACGTAGGTAACTACGCAAGAAACTATGTTGGTGAATACACAGGAACCTATGCAAGAACGTTTACTGGTAACTACTCTCGTGGGTTCTCTGGTCAATATACTCGTGACTTTGCTGGTGACTTTACTGGAAACTATGCAAGAACGTTTGCTGGTGAGTACACAGGAGCATATGCTCGTGACTTCGTCGGTGACTTTGTAGGCAACTACTCACGTGATTTCGTAGGTAACTACTCACGTGTCCGTGTATCTGCTTACTCAAGAATCCGTAGTTCTGCATACTCCGGTACTTACTCACGTGATCGTGTATCTACATACGTAGGTGACTTCACTGGTAACTACTCACGCGGATTTACTGGTAACTACTCACGCAACTTCGGTGGCAACTACTCACGCTCCTTCCTAGGTAACTATGTTGGTGCAACGATTAGTGACACTCTAGTACATACTCCAGAAGTCTACACACTATACTGTAGGGTTGCATAATCGCTCTAAGTATGGTATAATATGAGAACAAGGCGGGTCATTCATTTGACCCGCTTTATCTCAACACTATATACATTATAATTTGAATTGAAATCTCTGGAGATATTTAATGAGTCGTAAGCAATGGATGAATAATGCGTTCTGGGAAACAGACGAAAAGAAAGAACTAAACTGTATTTTAGAACTTGAAGATGATGTGGGTAGAGTAACCGCCCAACAAATGTTTTTACATCGGCATGATAAGAACGGTGTTGAAAACGAACTGTTTAATGAAGTAGTCGAGGCCTTAGGTGCTGATGCGATTGATAAGGAAACAACCGATCGCGTTATTCGCAAGAAGGCACAGGCAGAAGAAGAGAAGATGCGTGATGAGGAACATGACAAAGCACGCAAACTTGAAAAACTCTTCAATTATAAAATGGAAGCTTTTGAAGTAGATGATATTAAAAGTTCCAAAAACCGCAAGTTGAAGGCAAAATTGCGTCGTGCAAAATCTAAGATTGAAGTCGACATGTACTCAATCATGATTCTACAAGACCAACTAGAGGCCGAGACTAATGGAAAAGACTAAAGGATTTATAATTGTTTCGTCCAAGAAACGAAACTTTTATTTGTACGGATTAAATCTTGCAGAGTCTCTCAGGGACTATTATGAACCTGAAGAAGAATGTAAGATCTGTATTGTTACAGAAGAACGATTTATTGATGACCGTGGTAGAGAAGTAGCAGATGATATTATATTCTGTGATGACCACTACCGCGCTAAACTATGGGGGATGGCAAAATCTCCGTATGACTTGACAATGTATATTGATGCCGACATGGAATGTGAGCATGAAGACATTATCAAGGTTTGGGATGAAATGAAAGACCATGATGTGGTCTTCTCTGCATTGACAGATGATCGTGACTATATTTACGCAGAAAGAGACTTTGATACTCCAGAAGGTAGTGCGAAGTTTACATTATGCGGTGGTGTATGTTTATATGATATGACCAAACCAATTGTTCGTGAATTCATGAATGACTGGTGGGATTTGACGTTCAGGCAAATGAACGATACTTGGTGGCCAGAAGGGTATATTGACAGTCTCAAGTCTTGGGACCAATTTTCTCTTTGGTGGTTAGTCGAGAAAGAAGAAAAATATAAGGACCTCAAGGTTGGTATCTTTGATGACGACTTGAGGTGGAATTATTACAACGCTCTTAATTGGGCGATAACAAAACCTGAAACGGGACCAGTGATACTACGTCACTTCTCGGCAGGTTTAAATAAGGATACTCCAATCGTATGACACAGGTAAACGACCAATATCTCAAGCACATCGAGGTTAATAACCCTGAACTTCTTGAGATTCTAAACGAATACGCCAAGTTGCATACCATGAAAGGTTTCGAAGAGAACTGTCACCTATCCTCTGCACAACACATTCGACAGCGTCCATACTTTGTTGGACCAGTTCATATGGATGAGATCGTTGCACAGGGTCAAGGACACGAAGGTTTCCCAGACGAACTTGTTGGTTACAACTTTAAACTTTCAGATAAAGCACACATGATGTTTGAGAAGGACGCAGATCCACTTTTCAAACGTGACATGACTCATCACCTACGTGACTTAAACGATAAGATGATGAACTTTTTGTCAGTCAAGCATAATGCACTTGCCGCAGTATATCCACCAAAAGGATTTATCTCATGGCACAATAATGCAAATGCTCCAGGCTTCAATCTAATCTTCTCTTACTCAGAAGATGGTTCAGGTTACTTTGAGTACATTCACCCAGAGACGAAAAAAGTTGTTCGTTGTCAGGACAAGCCAGGCGAATGGACTTGTAAGGCAGCATACTTTGGTCACTATGGTGAATCTGATAAAGTAATGTATCACGCTGCGTCTACAGACGATTGGCGTGTCACGGTTTCATATGTTTTTGATCACTCAGAAGCATCCGAAGGTTTCCGTGCAATGGTTCTTGCAGATATTGAATCTGAAGACTAAAAATAACATTTTCTTCAAACCTTAAACTGTTATAAATAGAGTTAGAAGTTTTATAAACAGTTTAAGGTTCTGAGGAATATGGCAACTTACGAAGATTTCACAATAGACCAAGGTGCAGACCTAGCTCTTCAAATAGAGTTAGTTAATCCCGATGGTTCAAAGAAAGACCTTAACGGTTACTCAGCATCCGCAAAGATGAAAAAAACCTATAGAAGTGAAGAGTCTATTAATTTCACTGCTGTAATACCCTCTCCCGCCATAGAGGGAATCGTTACACTATCCCTAACCAATCTACAGACTGATCAATTGATAACTCGTGGTAGATATGTCTATGATGTCGAAATAAGTTTCAATGACGAAGAAGGCACCACTATCATAGAAAGGATACTAGAAGGCAAGATAAAAGTCAACCCTTCGGTAACAAGGTAATAATATGCCTATAAGAAGAGTCGGTGGTGTATCAGGGGTAGCATCTATTAGTGGGTTCGGTTCTGGAACTCAAGTTAAGCGTGTCACTGTCGGACGACCTATTAGCAATGTCGTACAGAGCATTGGTGCAAACATCAAGACATTTGATGGTCTTGGTGATATTCCTAGTATCGAAGAACTGAAACTAGGCGAGATTGGTATAAATACTCAGGACGGTAAACTTTATATCAAACGTGAGTATGATGGTGGCGTTCAAACAATTGTAGAGATTGGCGCTGTAGGAGATGAGAGTCTCTCTGCGACAACTACATTTAACGCATACATCTACACCTCTGACGGAACTCTTGATGTCATAACGGGTCCAGACGACTCTACAAACGTATTACAGTATGACCCAGACCCAAACAGTCCGTCAAGAATTCAAGTATATCTCAACGGTGTCTTGCTCCATCAAGGAATAGACTACGTTGCGAATGACGGGGAAACTATTTCCCTAACACACACTGTAGGCGATGAACAAGTTGTTCAAGTAGCAGCCTACAACTCCACTGGCGTTTCTTTTGGAAACGACCTCATCATAGATGACCACTTCGCCTTTATTGTGGGCACCAACGAAGAAACTCGTTTTTATCATAATGGTACTGACACAATCATTAAACATTTAGGTTTCAATGATAGTCAGTTTAAAATACAACACCAAAATGATGATATACTTGTTATGGACCAATCTGGAGTTCAACTCTCCGGTCCTTATACACTGAACGGCAGTAATGTTGCTACTCAAGTTGAAATAGATACACTGAATTCTAGATTAGATTCTCTAGACAGTGATCTACAAGATGTTACCGAATTATTGCAACAGTTATTACAGTTCAGACAGTAAAATAAATCTTCAAAGCAAAGAACATTTCATGTATAAATAAAAGGGTATATTAACCATCCTTAGTATTACATCAATATGATCAACAACAAATCTTTTAATAGGGTTCTCGCAGAAAGTTTATTCAACTTGGCTAAACAAAAGCAAGATGAAGTATCTGTCACGCCTGGACAAGAGACAAATTTGTTTGATTATATTGAAGGTACCTCATCATCAACCAATGACCGTACAGTGATTCCTGAAGCACAATCGATCACTGCTGTGGGCGACACTGCACTATTCGAGTTAAATGGTATACCGACTCGCGATGACTTGATTGATGTATGGGTAAATGATGTTCTTCAGCATCCTGAAGAGATTTATGAAACCATTGGCAATACTATACAATTCTTTGAAATCCCTCCAGCCGGAACGGACATCTATATCAAATTTCGTTAGTATATTATTAAACGTTTAATTATATTACAATTCTAAAACAACCTCATAAAACACAACCTAGGAGATAACCTAATGGCATTTAGGCAGATTAAATCCCCTGCTCTAGCGGACAAGGCGGTAATCAATACCAAGCTTGACGAAAGTGCGGTACAGGGACAATCAACCCTTACAGGTATGGTAGATCCATCATCGTGTTTCACCCTTCTATATGATGTCGGTACAGACTCATTAAAGAAGATTGGTGCAGACGCGTTCTTCGCATCGTTCTCTACGGACGACTTGCAAGAAGGGGCTAACCAATATTTCACACCTGAAAGAGCTAAGACTGCTGTTGCAGCTGATATCGCAAGTGCGGTAGCAGTAGAAACTAATCGTGCGACAGTAGCAGAAACACTATTACAATCTAACATTGACGCTGAAGCCTCTACACGTGGTTTGGCAGACGTTGCATTGCAAGCAAACATTGATGCAGAAGAAGTACGTGCAAAGGCACGTGAAGATTCTATCGAAGTAGCCTATCAGTCTGCTGATAGTGTATTGTCTGGTCGTATTGATTTACTACTAAACAACACTGATTCAGCTGCATTAGACTCGTTCGCAGAAATCATTGAAGCATTCCAAGATGCTGATGACGCACTATCCGCTTCAATCATTGCAAACTCTTCAGCAATCAGCAATGAAGTAACTCGCGCAGTCAATAAAGAAACAGAAATCAATGACCGTGTAAGTGTAGAAATTGCACGTGCACAATCTGCGGAATCAGCACTTGCTGTACAGATTGGTCAAGAAACGACTCGTGCAACACAAGCAGAATCGGCACTTGCTGCTCGAATCTCTACTGAAGAAGGTCTATCGACTTCTCTACAGAATCAGATTACTGCTGAAGTTACTCGTGCAACTAATGAAGAAGTACGAATCGAAGGTCGTTTAGACTCTGAAATTACTCGTGCTACTGGTGCAGAAGCTGCAAACGCGCAGAACATCACAGATGAAATTCTTGCACGTGCTGTTGCTGACACACAAGTCCGTACCGATCTAGGTGCAGATATTATTGCCGGTGACGCTGCTACTCTAGCATCTGCAAAGGCACATGATGATCTTCTTGTTGGAGATGCAACTGTAGACGGTACTACTAGTAATACTGTTACTGATCGCATCGCAACTGCAAAAGCAGAAGCAATCATCGAAGCAAGCAACTCTGTAGCAATCGAAAACTCTGCACGAATCGCTGAAGACTCAGACATCAACGCACGTATCGATCAAGAACTTATTGACCGTGCTGCGGGTGATACTACTCTACAGGGTAACATCGATACAGAAGAAGCTGCTCGTATTGCTGGTGACGCAAACCTACAATCACAAGTTGACTTCATCACAAACAACACTGATCCAGCTGCTCTAGACTCACTAACAGAAATCGTTGGTGCGTTCCAAGACGCAGACAGCGACATCTCTGCACTAGTATCGTCTAACACTACTGCAATCTCAACTGAGAAGTTACGTGCAGAAACAGCGGAAGGTGTTCTACAAACTAACATCAACACTGAAGCATCAACTCGTTCAACCGCTGACACTGGTCTACAGTCTCAGATTGATCAGTTAGTAGTTGATCTACAAGTTGATACAGACGACGTTCTTGCAGCTGCAAAAGCATACACAGACGCAGAGGCAGATTCACATCAAGCAGCTGCTCAGGCACATGCTGACGCGCAAGACGCTGCTCTAATCGGTGACGCATCGGTTGACGGGACTGTAGGTAACACTGTTACTTCTCGCATCCAAACTGTTAAGTCTCAATCATTTGCTTACACAGATGCAGAAGTTGCAATTGAAAAAGCACGTGCTGAAGCTGCCGAAGAAGCAGTCGCTCTACGTACTACTGTACTAGAAGGCGAGATGGACGCAGTTCAGGTTCTTTCTTCACAGAATGAAACCGATCTACGTGCAGAAGAAGTTGCTCGTGCATCAGGCGATACTAACCTACAAGGTCAGATCGATGCATTGAATGCAAACACTACAATCGACGTTGATGACCTACAAGACCAATTGGATGCAGAAATTCTACGTGCATCTGGTGTTGAAGCAACTAACGCAGCAGCAGTCGTTACTGAAAAGCAACGTGCAGAAGCGGTAGAAGCTGGTCTACGTACAGACACTAACACAAACACTTCAGGAGTTTCAACTAACGCTGGTAACATCGTAGTAGAACGTACTCGTGCACTTGCCGCTGAAGGTGCTCTAAGCACTCGTTTGGACTTAGTAGAAGACGACTTCAACGCAGTAGATTCCGATCTACAAGCACAGATTCTTGCTGAAACTGCAAGAGCCGGTGGTGTTGAAGCAGGTCTACAGACTTCTGTAGATTCTCTACAAACTCAAGTAACTGGTAACGACTCAGACATCCTTGCTCTACAGAACCTAGTAGGTAGTGATGTTGACGATCTACAAGACGCAATCGACGCAGAAGTCGTACGTGCAACTGCCGCAGAACTAGTAAACGCAACAGCAATTGCAGCAGAAACTACACGTGCAACTGGTGTCGAAGCTGGTCTACGTACAGACGTTGATTCTAACCAATCACAAATCACTGCAAATGATTCAGACATTCTTGCTCTACAAGTATTGCAAGCTGCTGATCACTCAGACAACCAAGCACAAATCACTGCTGAAGTTATTCGTGCAACAGCTGCTGAACTAGTAAATGAAAACGCGATTATTGCAGAACGCAACCGTGCACTTGGTATTGAAGGTGGTCTACGTACTGACGTGGATAGTGTTCAAGCACAAGTCACTTCAAACGATTCTGACATTCTTGCATTACAAAACCTACAAGCTGGTGACGTTACAGACCTACAATCACAGTTGGATGCGGAAATCGTTCGTGCCACTGGTATTGAAGGTGGAATCCGCACAGACGTTGACACCGTAACAGGTCGAGTCGATGCAATCATCGGTACATCTCCACAGACTCTAGACACTCTACAAGAAATCGTAGCTGCGTTTGAAGATGCGGACTCAGACATTCAGGGTATCATTGATTCAAACTCTGGTCGATTGACTACTGCTGAAACAGACATCGATGCACTAGAAGTACGTGCAACTGACGTTGAAGCTCGTGCAACTGCACTAGAAAGTCGCTCAACTTCTACTGAAGCAAAAGACGTAGAACAAGACGGTCGTCTATCAGTAAATGAATCAGACATTGATTCACTAGAAGCGAAAGTTGGTTCTACACTTCTACAAACTGTAGCTGGAACTACTACTGCTGCAATCAACGAACTACACTCTGAACTAGATGTCGAAGCAGGACATGTTGATACTCTACAGTCTGAAATGGACGCAGTAGAAGGACGTGCAACTGCACTAGAGACTCGTGCTACTGATCTCGAAACTGAGCAAACAGCACAGGGTGGTCGTCTAACAGTTAACGAAAGTGAAATTGACGCACTGCAAGCCAAGCAAGGTTCTGCAACGTTGGCAACTGTCGCTACTAACATCTCTGCTGCAATCAACGAACTGCACTCAGAGATCGATGGCGAAGCTGCTGATCTAACTTCTCTAGAAGCTCGTGTTACTACAGAAGAAGCCAATGTCGATACTCTACAATCTGAAATGGATACAGTAGAAGGACGTGCAACTTCCCTAGAGTCACGAATGACTACAGAAGAAGGTCACGTAGATACACTACAGACTCAGATGGGTACTTCAACTCTTCTAACAGTTGCTACAGACGTAACTGCAGCCGTAAACGAATTACACGGTCAAGCAGATTCTAACACAGGTCGTGTTGGTACTCTAGAAGTTGAAATGGACGCTGTCGAAGGTCGTGCGACTTCTCTAGAAACTCGTGCTGGTGCACTAGAAACTGAACAGGCTCTACAAGGTGGTCGTCTAACAGTTAACGAATCAGACATCGATTCTCTAGAAGCTAAGATCGGTTCTTCTTCAGAAGTTCTAGACACAGTTGCTCAAACTCTAGTTGGTGCAATCAACGAAGTACACGGTGAGACAGATACTAATACATCTGGTCTTGCGGCTGCTGTTGCTCGTGCAGATGCAGATTCAGACGCACTTGTTTCTGAAATTGCTGACCGCATCGCTGCTGACAGTCAGATCCGTATTGATCTAGCTGCTGATCGTAACACAGATCAAGCAGACTACATCGCACGTGACGCAGTTGTTCTTGCATCTGCACAAACTTACGCAGAAAACGAAGCAGATGACGCAGAAGCTGCAGCAAAACTTTACGCAGACGGTATCGTTGCTAACGAAGCAACTCTACGTGAAAACGCAGATAACGTACTAGACGGTAAGATCACTACTGAAGCAACTACTCGTGCAAATGCTGATAACGCTCTAGACTCACGTACTACTGTACTTGAGACAGAGATGACTGCAACACAGATTGCCGCTGGTGTCAACGCAGACGGAACATACGCTGCTCCAAGTGGTACTAACTACATTGACCTATCTTCATCTCTAACAGATGCAGACAAGAAGTTAGACGCTGCAATCAAAGCGGTTGATACAACTCGTAACTCACAAGTTAACAACCTACAATCACAAATCGACGCTGAAGTCGTACGTGCAACTGCCGCAGAAGGTGTTTTAACAACTAACCTATCTGGTGAAGTAACTCGTGCGTCGGACGCTGAAGCTGCTCTAGGTGTACTAATCACCACTAACGCAACTGCTATCTCAGATGAGGCAAGTCGTGCGCAAGGTGTTGAAGGTTCACTACAGACTCAAATCGATTTCATCACTTCGAACACTGACTCTGCCGCTCTAGATTCATTGACAGAAATCGTTGCCGCTTTCCAAAGCGCAGACGGTTCTCTTGCTGGTCTAGTTGCTCAGAACCAGACGGATATCGCAACTAACGCTTCAGGTCTTGCTCAGGAAATTACTGATCGAGTCGCTGGTGATAATGCAGTCCGTGGTGAGTTCGCTGCTGCTGATGCCGCACTACAAACTCAGATTGATGGACGTGTCCAGAGGTCTGGCGATTCAATGACTGGCGACCTAGCAATGGGTGGAAACAAAGTTTCCGGTGTTGCAACTGGTACTGACGCTGCTGATGCAGTGAACAAAGGTCAGATGGATGCGGGTCTTGCTGCACAGCATATCTCACAGTTCTCTACAGACGATCTAGTAGAAGGTACTAAGAAGTTCTTCAGCGATGCACTTGCTCGCGCTTCAGTATCTCTAACAGATGTCGCTGGTGCTGGTAAAGCGTCATACGACCAATCAACTGGTGTATTCTCAATCGACACTGCTAAGACCATGTTGGAACTAGCAGACGTATCTGATACAGCATACGACGGTAAGAACGGTTACGTATTACGTGTAAATAACACTCTAGACGGAATGTCTCTACAAGATCCAACTCAGTTGGCATTCAACAACGCACAACGTCAGACTATGTCTGGTGACGGTGCGCAGTCTACTTTCGCTCTGAACTTCTACACGCAAGATCAGAACGCGATCGTATTCGTTGGTGGTGTTATTCAGGATCCATCGGTTCACTACTCGATTGATGCTGCTAACCAGACTATCACGTTCAACGCTGCACTTCCAGTTGGTACACAAGCGGTTGTTATCGCTCAGTCTACTAACTCAGTTGGTGTACTTGATCCTAAGTCTGTCGGTCTGGAGACTCTTGCGGATAACATCAAGGTATTCGAACAGGGTAATGATGTTGTTGCCGGAACTTCTGCTACAGTAGTTTCTGCATTCAATAAGACAACTTATCGTTCTGCTAAGTACGTAGTTACTACAGAATTGAACGGTGAGTTCGAGACTCGCGAATGTCTAGTTATACACAACGGCACAAACGCGTTCATTACTGAATATGGTATCCTATACACTGGTTCCTCACTATTGGGTGACACAGACGTACAGGTTAACGGTTCAAGTGTTGAATTGACTTACACGGCTGTAGACGCTGGTGCGGTAGTATCTGTATCTGCGACATACGTCGACGCATAATAACGTCGGGGGTAGAATCAGTCTACCCCCACTTCTCTAATATATTCTAAAAGGTATAAACTAATGAGTACTAACAAAAAGTTTAGAATTCAGAACGGAGCTGACATAGTTGGAGAACTATCAATCAACGACGTTACTGTTATTGGCGCAGACGGCAAGGTTGTCGCAGGGGCCATCCAAGATGCGGTAGCAAGTTTAACTGCTGCTGACATCGCGGACCTACAGTCGCAAGTTACCGCGATTCTAGGTACGTCTCCAGAAACTCTGGATACATTGCAAGAAATCGTAACTGCATTCGAAGGTGCGGACAGCACTCTAACAGGTTCTGTTGCTCAGAACGCATCTGACATTGCAACAATCAATACTACTCTAACAAACGGCGTTGCAACACCAACTGACATTGCTACATTAACTGCGTCAGTTACCGCTGAAGAAACTCGTGCTACTACAGCTGAAGCAGCAAACGCTGCGGCAATTGCTGCTGCAAACTCACGTACTTCTGGTATCAGCACATCTTCAGGTTCAACTGATATTCAGATGACTGCTGAACTTGACATGGATAGTAACAACATCAAGAACGCTAATGATGTTTATGCTGCTCGTGGATTCATTGATCACATTGAAGCAGATGACCTAAAAGTTCAAACGGGAACTGTCGATTTCGAAGGTTCTATAGTAAACTTCGGTTCGTCAACAATCACTGGTAGTGGTTTCGGTAATGCCACTAAGACAGAGGTCGATCAACACTTAAACATTTCTACTGCTAATGCTGGCGAATTCGTCAAGTGGACTGGTACAGACTATGAGTGGACCGATCTAGTAAGTGGCCGTTTGGCAACAGATCAACTTCAGATTGCATCTGGTGGTTCAATAACTGCTACTGGTCCTGGCGGAACATTCGACTTCCAAGACGGTATTGTCATGCTAAGTGGTTCGGATGTTAGAGTTGATACTCCGACAGACGTTGGACAAGCTGCTAACAAAGGATATGTTGATGGTGTTGTTGCGGCAACTGTAGACGCTGCCCCTGCGGCATTGGATACGTTGAACGAACTAGCTGCGGCACTTGGTGACGACGCGAACTTCTCTGCGACAGTAGCAACATCCATTGGAACCAAAGCAAGTCAAACTGATCATGACGCAGAAGTTGCTGCTCGAATTGCGGCCGTTAGTTCGGAAGCAAGTACACGTAGTTCTGCTGACGCAGCTCTACAAGCAGAGATAGACGCTCTTGAAGTACTTCAGTCCGGTGACGTATCTGGTCTACAAGCACAGATTAATGCGGAAGCAGGACGTGCGGCAAGTGCAGAAGCAGTTAACGCTGCGAACATCGTGTCAGAAACATCTGCACGTAGTTCTGCTGATGCTGCTTTAGAGTCTGACATCATTGGTCTACAGAATCAGGTCAGTACTATTATTTCTGGTTCCCCTGCGTCTCTAGACACATTGGTTGAGATTGTATCTGCATTTGAAACTGCTGACGCATCCCTATCTGGTGTTATCACGGCAAACGGTGGTCGATTGACTACTGCTGAGAACAACATCACTGCACTCGAAGCGGACCTAACTGCTGAAGAGTCTGCACGTGGTGCTGGTGATGTTGCACTACAGGCAAACATTGATGCAGAAGCAACAACTCGATCTAACCTTGGTTCACAACTTCTAGGCTACATCAACATCAACGGTGCTGCAATTACCGCTGGTGATAATGCTAACTCTGCGGAAATTGCGACTGAGAAGTCACGTGCGGAAGGTGCTGAGGCTACTCTACAGTCTAACATCGATGCATTGACATCTTCTACAGGTGGTGATGTTAGTGGTCTACAGGCAAACATTGATGCAGAAGCATCTACTCGTAGTTCTGCTGATAGCGCACTACAGAGTTCGATTGACGCTGAAGAAACTCGTGCGACATCTGCGGAAGCTGGACTACAGTCTCAGATTTCTAATGTATTGTCTAACACAGACGCAACTGCACTAAACTCTCTTGCAGAAATCGTTGCTGAGTTCCAATCTGCTGACAGCACTCTAACAGGTGCGGTTGCTGGACACGGTACTCGATTGACTTCTCTAGAGTCATCTACATCTGCAATCCTAGCATGGGATACAGATAACGTCTCAGAAGGAAGTACTAATAAGTACTGGACTCCAGAGCGTACTAAGACAGCTCTATCTGGTGGTCTATGTATCACTTATAACTCTACTACTGGTGAGATTAAGATTGATGAAGCAGAAACTGCATCATCTCTACACGTTGCATCTTCATCGGATGCAAACGAACTAGGTGGACAGGCTCCATCTCACTACCGTATCGATGTATACGATGTGAATGGTACAGTTGTAAACTAATCTAGGTTTCGACCAAGATATGAAAGGGGACTTCGGTCCCCTTTTTTTATATTTATTTTTGATATAAATAAACGTATAAATAGTAAGGCAACCAATATTGGACTATAGTCATGTATTCAACAAGTAGAGAAGATTTAATCGATTACTGCCTTCGTGCTCTAGGGCATCCGGTAGTCGAAGTTAATATCGATGAAGAACAACTCGACGATCGTATCGACGAAGCATTACAGTGGTTTCGTGAAAATCATCCGGACGGTTCTAAGAGATATTACCTAAAACATCAATTGACTCAGACCGATATTGATAACCAGTCAGTAGATTTAAGCGACAGTCTGGATCTAAGTGCAGTAGTAAGAATGATCCCTATGAGTTTTAGTAATGCTCACAACGGATGGTTCAGTGACTCGTGGCAGTTCATGTCCCATACCATTAGTGACTTCGCCAATGGTGGTGGTCTATTGGGTGATCTAGCACACTACGAGCAGATGCAACAACAACTATCATTATTGGACATGAAACTAGGCGGTCATCCACAAATTACTTTTGACCGACAGTACAATAGAATTAACTTACATGTTTCTAAAACGAATCTTAAACTAGATGACTATGTAATATTTGAAGTCTACGGTATTAGAAATCCAGACGAAACAGTAAACGAATATAACTCGCTATGGAATCATCGATTCCTCAAAGAATATTCAACCGCATTGATTAAACGTCAATGGGGAACAAACCTAACTAAATTTGATGGTATGACTTTGCCTGGCGGTATTACAGTCAACGCTCGTCAGATCTATGAAGACTCTCTACAAGAGATAGAGAAAATCATGGAGAAATTCCGTAACGAGGAAGATGAAGGTCCAATCTTCTTTATGGGGTAAAGCATGGCCACCAATCCATATATCACTACAAAAAGTAGAGCAGAACAATCGCTCTATGAAGATCTTTTAATCGAATCAATCCAGTTCTATGGTCAGGATGTATATTACCTACCAAGAGAGGTTGTCGAAAGAGAAGACATATTCCTAGACAGCATTCAGTCTCAGTTCTCAGACGCATATAAAGTAGAAGTGTACATTGAGAACGGTGATGCTTTTGATGGAGAGGGTGATCTGTTCACCAAATTTGGTATCGAATTGCGAGACCAAGCAACCTTTGTCATTGCACGTCGACGATGGAGAGAATTGATTGGAGACCGCCTCTCTGAGTACGAGTTCCGTCCACGTGAAGGTGACTTAATATTCCTTCCTCTATCAGAGTCTTTGTTCGAGGTAAAGAGAGTCGAGACAGAAACTCCTTTCTACCAGTTATCACAACTACCTCAATTCCGTATGCAGTGCGAGTTATTCGAATTCTCAGACGAAGATTTCGACACTGGCATCCCTATGATAGACCAAGTAGAAGAAGAGTCTGCATTCCAGTACGAATTAACTATGGAACCAGAGACGGAAGAAAATGAAGAACAGCATTATGCCATTGGAGAAGTGGTGACCCAAACCTTTGCAGACTATGTTATGGAAGGAGAGGTTACTGAATGGAACGGTCAGACCCGCTTGTTGAAACTAGCACACAATGGATCTAGTGACGGGGAAGAGCGAGTATGGTTAGACACCATGCCTATAAGGGGAGACTGGGCAGAACTTACTCCAATAACAATTACTGACGGCATAAACGAAATACAACCTCTTTCCCAGAATCAAACATTCGATGATTTCGCTAATGACTTCATAGATTTCACTGAGACAAATCCATTCGGAGATATATTACAATGATTGGAAGTCATTTCTATCATAAGCGTGTGCGTACTTGTGTTGCGGTATTTGGTTCTCTGTTCAATGACTTACATGTTTTGAGAACAGATGCTAATGGAAAGGTGTTGTCCCAAGTCAAGGTACCACTATCATATGCGCCAAAGAGATCTTTTCTCGAACGCCTAGAAGAGATGTCTAACGGAGAAGAAGCAGAACGAAGAGTTGCGATGAAACTTCCTCGCATGTCGTTTGAGATAACCTCTATAGCATATGACTCTACCCGACAACTTCCCAAGGTAAATGGATTTGGCGGTATAGTATCTTCAGATAATAATTCTCAACGAAAAATGTATGTGGGTGTCCCATATAATGTTTCCTTTTCTTTAGCAGTTTATGCTAAATCTCAAGATGACGCATTACAAGTGGTAGAACAAATTATCCCATACTTCGCACCACAATACACATTGACAGTAAAACCATTTGCTGATCAACCAAATATCAAAGAAGATGTTCCGATTGTACTTTCCGGACTAGACTTTCAAGACGACTATGAGGGTGCCTTAGAACAAAGGCGAACCATTATATACACCCTGAACTTTGAGATGAAGGTAAACTTCTATGGTCCGGAGTTGACACAGAACATTGTTCGGGAAGTAAGTACGAACATTAATGTTATACAGAATGACAGTGATGTATTAGGTTCTTTAATAACTACAGCCCCAGACCCTATTGATGTGAGTCCGGATGATGATTACGGTTTCGAAACTACAATAACAGTTTTTGAACCTGAATCGTAACCCAACTTTATTTAAGACATAGATATACATTATGAGAGACGATAGCAAACCACCTGCTCTTTTTGATGAGGAGCAGAAGAAAAACTTTGTTCATGAACAAGATTACGAGTATTCTCGTGACACTTACTATGATCTAATTGAGAAGGGTCGTGAATCACTAGAACTCATGATTGAAGTCGCACGGGAGAGTGAACACCCTCGTGCTTTTGAGGTTCTATCTGGTATGATCAAAGGCATCGCAGATGTTAATGATAAACTAATGGACCTCAATAAGAAGCAGAAAGAACTTACCAAAGAAGACAAGCCCGCCGAGTCAACAACCAATAATAATCTATTCGTCGGTTCTACTACAGACCTTCAGCGTATGCTGTTGGGAGATGAGAAAGTAATTGATCAAGACGAAGATGAATGAGTTCCTACACTAAGAATTCCTATCTAGGTAACCCGCAAGTCAAGCGAGACGGTGTCGCTGAAGAGTGGGACAAAAAGAAACTCCGCGAATACCGTAAGTGTATGAGGGAACCAGCATATTTTTGTAAAAAGTATGTTAAGGTCGTGCATCTGGACAAAGGACTTGTCCCGTTTAAACTATATGATTATCAAGAGAAGATGTTTGATCACTTTAACGATAATCGATTCTCTATTGTCTTGGCGTGCCGCCAGTCGGGTAAATCAATATCCTCTGTAGGATACCTTCTATGGTATACCTTATTCCATCCTGAAAAGACCATCGCAATCCTTGCAAACAAAGGTGCCACTGCACGTGAGATGTTATCTCGTGTAACCCTCATGTTAGAGAACCTACCATTCTTCTTGCAGCCAGGATGCAAAGCGCTCAACAAAGGGTCCATTGAATTCTCGAACAACTCTAGAATCATTGCGTCTGCGACATCTGGATCATCCATTCGTGGTATGTC